CGGCCCAGTCGCGCGAGGACAGCGCCGCACGGTAGGCGAGACGTTCCGGTGACAGCGCCATCAGTCCTCTGCGGCGTCCTCTGCGACGATCAGTTCCCGTGCCGCTGCCTTCCGGGCGAGGATCTCATCGGTGTCGTAGACGCTCACACCCTCGGCGAGCGCCTGCTCGACGACCTCCACCATCGCCCGGTCCAAGCGTCTGGCCAGGTTGGACTTCTTTCCCGTGGCACCACTGCCCGACGCGGACGCTACCGCTGCGACGATGTTCGGTTCGTCCTTCTTACGCTTAGCCACCTTAGTCCTCGGTGACCGTGGACGCCGTGGCCAGCCGCGGGGTAACGCCCGCCGTCACCACGATGTTCGGCGTGACCGTGCCGTAGTAGAGGATCTTCGAGGCACCGGACACGGCTACCCCGATGGTGAAGTGCGTCTCTGTTTCTCCTCCACCCGTGGCCGGGGGAAAGTCTACGTCCGACGTGGGGCTCATGGAGTTGGCGGTGACGGTGTGGCCACCCGCCGTCCTGGCAACCGTCACACGGACATAGCTCGTGTAGGCCGCCTCGTTGGTCGCCTGGTCACCGCCCTCACCAGGGTCGCTCGTCGCCAGACTCCAAAAGAGGTCCGTGAGCGGTGACACCGAAGCATTGTCGGCGATGTTGGCGATCGCTACCGCGTTGAAGATCAGTAGCAGAAAATCATTTTCGAACGTGTTGCCCTTGGACATCGCTCAGGCTCCTTGGTCAGTGCATCGTGGTCAGTTCGTCCATGCGCCTGGACGCTGCCGCGAGCACGGCGGGTCGTTGCAACCCAATGCCCTCGGCGGCGAAAATCTGCTCGGCGCCTGTATGTGTCTCGACGTAGGAGATGGCTTTCAGGAGCTCACGCTCGGGGCGGGCCCGGACCAACGCAACGAACTTTACAGGGACCACCACCTCCACGGACTGCGGGTTCAGAAGGTCCGCCTCCTCCCGAGAAGTCAGCTCAGGCATCGTCTACCGCCAGGTGGGTGATGCGCTTGAAGACGGCCTTCAGGACACCGGCACGATTCCCCTCGGCGGCCTCGGCAGCTGCCAGGGCCTCCAGGTCCTCGGGGGACCACGGTTCGTCGTCGTCCTCAATGTAGGCCTTGAGCTCGTCCACCGTGTACTCGGTGGGGTTCACCGGGCTCTCGTGGAGGTCGGGGTCGCCAGGTGGTACGGCGTCCGGACCGGGCTGGTCGTCGGTGCCCTGGTCACCCACGACCGCCTCGCCCTCCCCACCTTCTACTGCGGACGGGTCCGGCGGGGTATCCAGGGTCTGGTTCTCCTGGTCCACCGCGAGGGGCGGCCCTGTGACGGGGACGAACTTGTCCCGCAGCGCGTGGGCCACCTGGTCAGTAAATGCCCGCGTGCCGCCCTGCTCCAATGGGCGAAGTACCCCGGCCGGGTTTCGGACGAGGTACTTCGCGCCATCTCGCAGGCGATACAGCTTCGTGCTGTCCGCCATCTGTTTCTCCTGCTGTTAGGCCGGAACCTTGGTGAGCGCCTTAGCCCTAGCCGGTCATGTCGAAAAGGCCGGAGCGCTTCTCGACGTCACTGCGGATCAGGGGGACCTGGATCATGAACGCCTTGAACGCGACGGTCATGCCACCGTTGATGTCCCACTGGATGGTCTGCAAACCCTCGCCGTCTAGGAGCGCGGTCACATCCTGCGTGGCCTGCACCATGATGACGTGGTCGGTCGGCAGCTGGTCGGCGACCTGGACGTTCTGGACACCATCGACTTCCATGATGCGCTGCTTGATGGTCTTGTCCGAGTTGGCCTTGAAGTCGTCGTCCAACTTCGTGGCCGCGTCCGCCGGGGCATAGATCCAGTAGGGACCGTAGAACCGGTCGACGTGGAGGGCTGCCTTCATGGTGAGGACATCGTCCAGGATGTTCTCACCGGTCTTGGCAGTCTCGTCCCACGAACCGTTCGTACCGAACGCCGACGTGTTGCGATCCGGGTGCGTGATGTACCCGTAGATCGGCAGGTTGCCGAACGTGGCCGTGGTGCCCTGGAACAGAAGGGCCTCCAGACGCTCCGAGCACAACCGTGCAGCCACGCGGGCCTGCATGGTGTCCAAGGGCTCGCCCGTGGTCCGCGACGCAGCCAGCGTGCGGATGTTCAGGTCGAAGTCCTTGTGGATAACGGGCATCGGAATTTGGCCCGGGACGAACTCCACCCGGTCCTTCTTGCTCCGGACGTTCGGGTCCAGGCTGAGGATGGCCGGCTCCATGTCGGTGGCCTTCTCGTACTGCACCACCGTCTTGCCCATCGCGTTCGGGACCGGGATGGTGAGGCCCGCCCCCATGATGTCCGCGATACCCCGCAGACGGATCTGCCCTTCCTCGATCAGCACGTTGTCGAAGTGGATCCACTCCTCGTGCCGGAGAGTGTCCAAGGTGCGAAGCTCGGCGGGCGTAATGGGGCGCCCCTCGTTCAACGCAGCCAGGAAACGCTCCCCCGCCCAGCGACCCGATGCGCTGTCGTAGAAGGTCTGGCCATTGTCAATTCCCTGCATGTCCTGTTTCTCCTTCTGCTTTTGCCTCGGGTCTTCCCACCGCCCCCGAGTGTCGTTTGATCCGGTGACCCTGGTCTACAGGACCTCGGCCTGGACGAAGGCGTCACCCCCGGAAGCGTCCACGGTGTTGACCGCGAAGTACTTAGGGTTCGTGGTGCCCGCAGCCATCATGCCGTCGGCCGCTGCCTCCATGAGGTCACCAGCAGTGACGCTCTCGCCACTGGCCAGCCACCCGGTGAACTGATCGCCGGTGCCGAACGCACCGACCTTGACCTGCTCGCCGACGGCATAGGTGGCGTCCAGCGCGGACGTCTCCTGCCCCACCGACTGGTCAATGCCACGGCCCAGTTCGCTGCGCTCCAACGCCACGCGCCGACCGGCCGCATCCGACACCGCGCCTTGAAGCGCGATGGTGGCGTACCCCGTGACCAGGCGACCGGGCTCCAGCGCCACACCTGCGACGCCCGTCTCGGTAACCTCCGGGTTGCCCTTGAGGGTGATGACTCGTTCCGGCATCTGTCTTGCTCCTTCTTCTCGTTGTCAGATTGTTGACAGGTTTGCCCGGTGGCCTAGCTGGCCTTCCGCGCCTTCACGGCCTCCAAGAGACTCGGGGGCTTCGGGGCCACCTTGGGCGTCCCTTCCACCCGGTTCGCCACACCTCGCGCGCCATAGTTGATGGCTGTGATCGGCGTGTCGGTACCGGCCGGGGTCGTCAACTGCGACAACTGCCGGAGCTCGGGGAGGTCCTTGTCCTGAAGCTGTGCCACGCTGAACACGTCCTGGACCTTGGACAACGAAGTGACGAGGGCATCGTGCTCCGCCTTCTCGTCCGCCTCCATCTCGGCGAACCGCCGGCGCATGTGCGCGGGGGCGGACGCCAGTACCTCGTCCCAGGTCGGGGGCTTGGCTGCGGACAGCTCGGTGGTGTCGCCGGCATCGCCGTCGCCATCCACGTCCTTGTCCTTGTCCTCGGTGCCGTCTCCCTGGTCACCGGTGTCGGTGTCCCCGGTGTCGGTGTCCCCGGTGTCCCCGGTGTCGGTGTCCCCGGTGTCTCCGGTACCCTCGGCCTCGGCGTAAGCTGCCTCGAGGGCGGCCAGGCGGTCTTCGGGGATGCCTGCCATCCACACGGCGTCCGCCTCGGTGTACGGCGTGCCGGTGTTGGCGATGAGTGCCTTGATACGCTCATCCATCTCGGTGTCTCCTTCTTCTTGGCTGGTGCCGGTGGCAGCGTCGCAGTCACAGGACGCGCTTGCCGTGGTTGCTCCGACGGGTTCGAACCTTGTCACGGGTGCAACCTCTTCCCGGTCGCTGAACGTGACCTCGCCGGAATCGGCGATCGTGAATGCCTGGGAGAACCAGGCGACAACTTCCTCGGGGGCAACTGCGAAGACCACGCTTGAGCTTTCGGTGAAGACAGCTTCCACACCCAGGAACCCGGGTTCGGTGGCGCGCAGTGCCGCGTCTAGTACCTGGCGAAGGTCGACGTCTGACATGCCTTCTTCGCCCTGTAGACTCACGAACCTACCAAGCTCCTTGAACCGCTCGCGTAGGGTCTTCAGGATCGTCATGGGCACCTCGTTGGTATGACCCTCCATGACGCCTGGTGACGGGAGTGTGCCATTGTCCGTCCCCGTATGCAATAGCGTCTCGGTGGGTTGGTCGTAGGAATAGAAGACGGTCTTGGCCGAGGCTGCGCGGGGTACACCACAGCCCATCTCGTTGGAGCAGGCGCCTTCCACCGTCTCCGGGAGTAGCGCCAGGTGGTCGGGGAAGGCCCGCAGCCATGAGCGACCGTACGCCTTGCCCTTGAACGTCCCCGCCTTCGCCAGGTACTCGACGAACGCCCCCACAGACACCTCTTGCATCTCGCCTGCGAGGATCCGTTCCACCGAACGCTGCGCATGCCCACCCAGTTCCATTGCCCGCAGCGGGTCCAGCCACACCTCCGCTATCAGGCGGTCCTCGTCGACGTGCGCGTTGAACACCTGGCCGAACGCCATCGTCTCCATGATGCCCGGCATACCTGCGGACTCGGGAGGGTGGTCCCATAGGACCGGCTCGTTGTTCCACGCCCCCGGGCTACGGGCGAAGGACTCCAGGGTGACCAGCTCCGGCATGGGGGAGTTGGACGGCCAGATGACACCTACCTTCAACATGACCACCGGGGCAACGATGTGCTCCCGACCCTGGAACTGCGCCATGCGGATCTCTGCGGTGTTCGCCTGGACACCCAGGCGTAGGTGCCGCAGTACACGTTCAGTCATCGGCGTCTCCCTTGAGTACTGCCCGCATGTTCGAACCGGAGTAGGTGATCTGCGCCTGCTTCAACCAGGCCACGGGTTCGGTCTCCGGGTCAATGGCGTCGGGGAAACCCACCGGGGACTCGAGCGCCCACACCACGGACGCCTCGGCCACCAGTACCCCGTCCACCAGGGCGATGGTCCCGAGCGGTAGGGCTGGCCCACCGATCGGTGTCTCTATGAATTGTAGTTCCATACGTCACACACCTTAGCGTACGTCCAGGAACTCCGACATGAGGCCCCAGAAATTCCCGTCTTCGTTGATGAGTTCAAACCGGATGTCTGCTGCCCGCTGTATCGCATCCGCCTTCTGCTGTGCTGACAGGTTGGACTTGCCAATGAGCTCGAAGAACTTGGGGTCCTCCAACCGGGCCACCCACTTCGCCGTCTGGTCCTTGCTCATCCAGCGACCCTGGATCCACTTGAACGCCTCCTCCTGGACGGTCGGGTCGCGCAGCTTCTCAAACGCGAAGTTGGGGACGAAGGACAGCCCGTTGTCGATGGCGACCAGGCGTACCGTCCCATCGGCTGCACGTTGGAGCATGAGGTTGCCCCCGTGCCGGTCCACGTTGCCGATCACCATGTCGTACACGGTGAGGTCCAACCACTGCTCGGCGGTGACCTCGTTCACTATCGGGGTGCCCCGTACCGTGGCGTATGTCTTGGCGTTCTTCACGCCCTCCTGGATGGACCCGACGATGTCGTCCACCGTCCGGTGAACCGTGGTCGGGACCAGGTTGGTCCCCCACAGCTGGTCAATGTCGGAGGCTAGGACTTCACGCTCGCCCCAGGACGCTGCCCCTCCCGTGGTCTGCTGGTGGAAGAAGACGATGTCCGGGTCCACCGACTCGCCCGGTCCAACCTGCCCCGGGTTGTTCGGCTTCCAGTACCCTGCGACCTCGTCACCCTGGTCGTCCAGGACACGCAGTATGCGCACGTCGTTGATGGACCCCTCCAGTCGGTCGGAGGGTCCGCCCTTCAGTTGCCCGGAGGACAGCGCGCGACGTCGTGCCTCGAGGGGCGTCTCTGCCGGGCGGGTCGTCCTGTCCTTCTTGGCCTTCTTGGGACGCGCCAGACCCTGGGCGCAGCGGCACCTGGGATGGGCGGGCGGGCTCATGACCGGTCCGAACCGTCCCGTGTTGAACGGCTTGTCCAGTTCCCGTTGCTGTCCGATCATCCCACGGCATACCGGACAGAGGTCGTCGTCCGGAGTGATGATCCACTCCTTGACCAGGTGTGCCGGGAGGGCCCCAGCCTTCCGTGCCTGCAACCAGAGCTGACGTTGCCCCTCGTTGGCTGCTGCCAGTGTCTCGGTGCGGGCGATGGTGAGCGCCCTGGACCGGAGCAACCTCTTGCCGTACCGCTTGGTCGCTGCCTGGATCTGGACCGTGTTGTACCCACCCTGCGGGACCTTGGCACCGAACTGCTTGCCGAACCTGCGGACCACGCCACGCTGCCGACCCTTCATCTCCCTGGCGAGGTTGCGTACCGCCCTCTCCTGGAACCTGGTCAGACCGATCTGGTCCCGGATGGCGCGTGCCGCCTTGGCAGGTGGGACACCGTCCACGAACGCCTGGGAGATCAGTTCCCGGATGGCACGCCGGGTCTCGTTGCTGATCTGGACGATCTGCCTGCTGCCGAAGTCGTTGGCCCACGCCACGCTCTCGGGGTTGGTGACCAAGAAGTCCGGGGACAGGGCGAACCCCGGGAGGTCCCCGCTCGGTGGGATGAACACCGAGGACACACCACCCTCGGCTGACGCCACCGGTGCCAGGACGTCGACCGGTCCGTCACCTATGACCGACTCCTGGTCGATGGGATCGTCGGGGAGGAACCCACCCTGCCGACGGTAGAACCTCGCGCTCGCAAAGGCGCCCGCCTCCAGGGTGGCCAGGAGGACCGCAGGTAGTTCCTCGGCCATGATGCGGTCCGCCTCGTCCGCCCCGGCAAACACCTTCCCCAGTACCACCCCACCGCCTGCCTCCACCGAGTCGGCGATGGCATTGAGGTCGGACCCCGCCTGGGCCGCCAGCAGAGCCTTCAGGACGATACGCTCAATGACGGGGACGTTGGCGTCGGCTGCGCGGTGTAGCGCGCGCCACTCTGGTTCGGTTGCTATGGCCACGGTCTACTCCGTGAGACTCGGGTCGTCGCCTTCTTCCGGGGGCGTGTCCTCGTCCTCCACGTCCTCGGGTGTGTTGTCATCAATCATCTGGTCCGCGTCTTCGTCGGTCACTTCTTCCAGGGGCGGCAGGTTCAGGACCCGCGTGCGGATCTCGTCCTCGGTGACAACGGTCGCCCCGAACTCCCGGTTGATACCAGCCCATGCCTTGCCAACCTCGGCTGCCTCCACGTCGTTCAGGGCCTCGATGTCCGGCCAGCGTACCTCGTACATGTCCTCGGTTGCCGGGGGTAGGGCCTTGTGGTCGATCATCCTATCGATGAACTGCCGCACCACCTGGGGCTCGGCGAACTGTGTCCGCCTGGTCGTAATGACGTTGTCCCAGTTGTCCTTATCCTTGCTCGCCGCCAGGACGCCCTGCTCCGAACCCATGAGGATACGCTTCGGGGTATCGGACCCCACGGCAACCAGGGTCATGAGGGTGTCCACCGGTCCCTTGATGTCCGCCACCGACATGGCCAGCTGGTTGACCTCCAGGCCCCGACCTGCCACGTACCGCCGCATGTTGTTGACCAGCTCGTCCATCTGGGACTTCAGGTCCGCCTTATCGTCCGGGGTGATCTTCAGGTCCTTGTCGATGGACACGATGGTCGGAGGGTTGGCCCGGACCCAGAACGCCTCCGCCCCACCGCCTGCGACCTTGTCGATGTCGTCAATGCGGTTCCACACCCTGCGCAGTCTGGGCTGCCCCAGGATGTCGTCGTCCAGGAGGTTGTCCGCGATGTGGATGACCCGCGTCCAGTGCACCATCGCCGACTTACTGGACCGCCCCGACCCGGTGGTCTTGGCACCGATCCTCTGGAACTCGTACAGCACGGGCAGTCCGAACCTCGCGTCCTCCAGGTCGCCCTCGGTCTGCTTCACGGTGATGTCCCGTTGGCTGAACGGTTGGAGGAACACCACCTGCTCGGCGGTCACCGTGCCGAGCTCCTGGTCCAGTTCGCCAGGTGCCCCGATCAGCAGGCAACTGAACTGGCCCAGTCCCGCCAGGATGTCCGCGCGCTGGAACCGGGACACCACGTCCAACCGGATGGCCATCTCCTTCCACGCCTTCTCCAGGGCTGTCTCCACGTCCGGCTGCTGGTCGTCTACGATCTCGAAGCCGTCGGACCAGGTGGACCGGGGCTTGGCATCCACCACCCTGCCGGCCACCTCACCCCGGTCGTACCGGGTGCGGTAGTCCTCGGGTGTGAGCTCACGCTTGTAACCGAGTGCCTTGTATAGGTCCCGCTCGCCCCCGTAGGATATGCCTGCTGCGTTGGCCAGGCCGATCCGGTTGGCGAGGGCGCTGGCCAGACTCCTGAATCCCCATCCGTCTCCGCTTACTTTGTCAGTCATGGTGTCCCTGTTTTTACCATAGCATCAGGCCCTCGGCACCGGGCTCCTCGTCAATGATCGCGTTGAATGCACAGCTGCTGCCGTCCACCTGGTCGTCATGCTCCCCCGTTGGGAACACCGCCAACTCGTCCAGGTACCTGCGGTTCCACAGTCCGGCCACCAGCTTCACGTTGCGCGCCTCTGCCTGACCTCGGAGTGGTCGGGCTCGTCCCACCTTGTCCGCCTTGTTGACAATGACCTCGGCGTAGTCGAACCCCCGCAGTAGGCGTGCCCGCGCCCTGGTCACGGCCTTGCCGCTGGACCCACCCTCCCGCTCCTCGCGTTGCAGGACAGACCGGCCGTCCAGCTTGGCGGTCTGCTTCATTAGGCGGTTCACCCCGTCCTCGGACAGCTGGTCGTACACCACGTCCTCGACGTAGAAGGTCCCCTCGCGTGTCATGGAGATAAGGACGCCCGCGGTCCAGTCGGCGTCCGGGTTCTCCCATGCCTCGGTGCCGGCGATGTCCCAGCCCCGCACCCTGATAAGGACGTCCTTCGGTGCGTGCTCCACGATCTCGAACCAGTCCCGCTTGAACAGGCCACCACCCTCGGGGGCCGGTCTCTGTTGCAGCTGTCCGGCCGCACCGTAGGGACCGAGGACCAGGGTCAGCTTGCGGACCTTCTTGTGGGTGAACAGGTCCGGCCACAGTAGTTCGCCAGGTTCGGTCCTGGGGTCCAGCGGGTCCGGTTGCCAGTCGGGGTCCGACTCGCGCGAAGTCTCGTATTGCATGGGCAGGCACAGGTGGACCCACTCCCCATTCTCGTCCTGGTCCATGAGGTACCCGGTGAGGTCCTTCTCGTGGAGGCGCTGCATGATGATGACGGTTGCCACGTCCCGGGCCACGCCTCTGGTGGACAGTGTCTGGGTGTACCAGTCGTTCGCCCGCTTGCGGTACTTGTCGGACCTGGCCTGGTCTGCCGAGGTCGGGTCGTCAATGATGATGACGTCCGGGTGCTCCCCGGTACCACGCCCACCGACGGACGTGGCGATGGCCCAGCCCTTACCTTCGGTTTCGAACTTCTCCTTGCGGTTGGTCTCACCCCTGAACCGGACACCGAACAGGCTCTGGTACCAAGCCGACTGAACGATGTCCCGGACCTTGACGTTGTCCCGGTTCGCCAGGTCCTGACCGTAGCTCGCCTTCAGGTACCGCCTGCTGTCGTCCGAGGCCCACTCCCACGCCGGCCACATGACCGACACCAGCAGGGACTTCATGCACCCGGGCGGCACGTTGATGATGAGGTTCTTAATCTCCCCACGGGTCACCGCTTCGAGCTGCTCGCAGATTAGGCGGATGTGCCAGTTGTCCACGAATGACTGGGTCGGTTCCACGATGGGCCAGACCGCCTTCACGAACTCGTAGAGCTCCACCTTGGCAAGCTTGCCCTGGACCAGGGACAGCTCGTGGTGGAACTCGGTTCGGGTCATGGTGGCTTGTGCCGGCATGTCGGTAGGGTACACCTTGGAAGGACAGCAATGGCAACGGGGACCGTCCCAGTACCGGACAGAGCCGTTCGAGCAGTCGATACCGTCTCGACGCCTCGACCTCTCAATGTGCCGACCCCAGGCGTCCACGTACCGCCCTGATACTGTCACCCTGGCGGGGTCAGAATACGTGCTGCTAGCCCACGATCCCGGGATGATTATGGAGGGCACAATCACCAGTCGAGACGGCTCGAGCCCTCAAGAATGCAGGGAACCCGAAAGTGCCTTCCCGACGGTTCCACGTAGGGGTGGCTACCTGCCGTTGTCGAGGGGTCACGACGGTGCTGCCTACCCCATGATCCTTAGATGATTATGGAGGGCAGTCGCCGGGGTCGAGACGTCGAGCCCGCCTCGACGTCTCTAGCGCCTCTAGCGGTGTCCGGTCTTGGGAATTTCGGGGTGGCTCGATAGGTTCGAGGCGTCGCCTCCGCCTCGACGCCTCGACCGCCTCTAGTGGGGGTGGAACAGGTGTCCGGAACCGGCCAGAGTCCTAGAGGCCGCCTCGGCGCCTCGAACACCTCGAGCGCCTGTACCGCCCCCTAACGGGCCGGGGGTGGTGTAGGTGTAAGGACGCCACCGCCTGGACGTTCGGGCGTTACCGTCCGACCCCGACGTCGTGGGCCATAGCCCTGACGATAGCGCCCAGGGGGATACGCAACGGCACACCAGGCCACGCCCCCAGGGTCCACCGCCAGCACGCCTGCCGCTCGACCAGGATCGACCGCCTCGAGGGTCGGGGTGCCCAGGGCCACCTCATTGTGGCAGCCGCCTGGGTCCGGTGTACTCGAACACCCCACCACCGAACGCCCACGACACACCCGGCGTGCGCCAGGTGGGGGCACCACCGAACCTGATGAGGGTCCAGGCCAGCTGTCGGGTCTGCTCCGGGACGCCCGCATCCGCCCAGGCGTCCATGAGATCCTCGTCCGCCTGGAGACGGGTCGCCATGCTGCCCCCGTAGTAGTAGGAGCGGTCATGGGCCAGGCACCCCTCGGTCGCGTCAGGCCACCGGCTGAACAGCCAGAGGTTGAACCGCCTGCGCAGGGCACGGGGTCCGATGGAGAGGGCGCTGCACCCGTCCGACATACGGGTGTTCCACGGTGGTAGCTCAGGCACGGGCTGCCTCGGCTGCCAGGGGCGCAGCGGTCTTCCTGGCCCGGAGCATCAGGGCTGCCTGGCGCATGGTGATCTGGATGGCGCCAGCGTTGACAGCCTTGCGCCGCATCTCCAGGCAGATGTCGAAGTGCTCGGTGGCCCGGCCTGGGTTCTGGACCCACCGCCTGGACACGCCGACCCGGTCCGCCATCGTCATCAGGTCCTCGGTGCAGTCGGCAATCATGTGGCACATGATCATCCTGCCGTAGGGCTTGGCCATGTTATCGACGTACACGCTCATTCGTCTTCCTCCACCAGGCGCCGCCCAGCCTCGGCCAGTAGCTCCACCTGGTCCGGGCACATGGCAACCAGGTGGTCGACCAGCTCCAGTGCGCGGTCGAAGTCCGTCCAGTCGTATGGCGTATCGGGTCGCAACGGTGGCCGCCAGTCGTCCAGGACGATGGTGTGCTGGATGATGGTCGGTCCTGACCCATCGTGGAGCCTACCGTCCGGGGTGGTGGTCCACACCCGGCGCGAGGGTCGGAAGACCCCGTCCTCGTCCTTCTCCATCTCGATGTCCTGCCTGATGCCAAGGAGCTTGCCCATCGTCCACCCTCCCGTATAGACCAACGGCGTCCCGACCTCGTGGTGGGGACGCCGTTGGTCAACCATCCTGCGTCGTGTGGCTTAACCGATCCTGATAAGGATCAGCAAGAGCTGCCACAGCATGAAGAGGCCAAAGCCTCCGAGCAACCACGTGCCCGCCTTACTGCTTGCCGTATACGTCCTCATGTCGCGCCTCCTCGTTGGTCTTGAACTCGTGTGTCCTGATACCTATACACCGCCCTGGTCGGCGGACGCAAGCCCAGACTGGTCGAACCCCCTCGGCCGGTGGTCCTCGCAGAACCTGAACCACACCTCGCCCGTGGCGGTCCACACACACTCCATGACCGGGGGTTCCTCGCAGTTCCCCCTGCTACACTGAAGGTCCAGGAGCTCGGGGTACTCCCTGGCTGCCAGGTTCTCTGTCTCGCTCATCGTCTCCGGTCTCCTATCTGAATGACCTTGGCGCCTGGCTGGTTGACCACGGCCTGGCGGATCTGCTCGTCGGTGTAGCAGTAGTCACAGTGCGGGCAGTACCACACCCCCACCTTGGTCCCGTCGTTGGGGACCAACTTGCCTCGACATTCGAGGCAGCGCCGCAGGTGGGGCTTCACTCGCTGGCCTTGCGTGGCCAGGACAAGACCCGGTCCTTCGGAACCAGGCGGACGTTCGCCAACCACCGCTCCACCATGCCGCGGTTCACACCGAGCTCGGCATAGGCGTGGAACAGGTACGTCTCGATGCCGGTGACCTCCCCGTCCAGGAACAGGGCGATGGCGCCTGTCGGGCTCCACCCCTTGACCGGCATACCTGCAACCACGAGGTCGGTCTGGATCGTCTCGGCTACGATACACCAGCCCTTCGCATCCACCGCTGGTCGCTGGTTCATTCTTCCTGCTCCACGGTAGTGGGGACCGGAGCCACCCAGCCCGCCAGCTGTGCCAGCTTGGTAGCCAGCCACAGCCGGACAAAGAACTGTCGCCGGTTCTTCAGGACCAGGACAATCTCAAGCGTCCCGAACCTCCCGTCCCGTGCCTCCTTCATCAGGTCCACCTCCACCGCCTGCTGCATCCGGTTGTGCCTGAACATGTACTGTCCGTCCTCTCCGTACCTGTCGGGGGTACCGTCCTCGTAACCGTCGTGCCATGTACCCGTCCGCCGAGTACGCCGCGCTCATGATTCCTCGGTGCCCTGGTGTAGCCCGTGTTCCGGCGTCCAGACTGGCTGGGCCTCCTTTATCAGGTCTACCTCCGCCGACTGCTGCTCCATCTCCTTGATCCAGTTGTCGAACAGGCGGGCCGCCAGGGACACCACCGCGCCGAGGGGCGTGTCGTACTCCCCGCTGGCCTGGAACGCACCGCCGAGACTGCCGGGCTCTTCCACCTTCGCCTCGTACCTGTCCCGCTCGCAGGTGATGATGACCTCGGTGGTCATGCCTCGTCCTCCACGATGGTTGCCCCCGCCAGCTGTGCAGCCCGTGCCCGCAGCTCGTCTGGTGTCTCGGTGACCGGCCCTACCAGGAGAGGTCCCCCGTCCTTGCCGGTGACCTCGTGCTTGGTGACCACCAGCCCCAGGAGCTTGGCGAGGTCCATGATGGACGCCCGCTTGTCGTGGAGCTTGAACCGGACCTTCTTGACGTCCCGGGCCTCGTAACCCCTGCCCTCCACGTAATCATCCACGGTGATCTCGTTGATGGCGGCAGCCTGATCCCGGGTCAGTTCGGACAGGTCGATGTACGGGTCGCCGTCGGACCCTATGCGGATGAAGTCCTCCATGTTGACCATCGCAAGCTTGGCCAGCTCCTGCGCGAGAAGCTCCTGCGTGATCTCAAGCTTGACAGCCACCTTCGCCTGCCCTGCCGCGATGGCCTCGGCGATGGCTGGTTTCCGAAGGTTCTCCGATCCAGTTGCCTGCGCCGTCCGTGGGGAGTACCCGGCGGCGAGTGCGGCCTGGTGGGCATTGGGGGCCAGCAGGTAGTACTGGATGAACAGCTTCTGCTTCGGTGTCAGCTTCCTCTTTGTCTTCATGCCCCTGTCTCCGTGCCTGCGTCGAGGGTGCGTGATTGATTACGCTTCCCTTCGCGGAACGCCTCGCACTCGCAGCCGCCATGTAGGCACCGGGTTTCAGGACCGCCGCACAGGTAGTGCGAGTACAGGCCGTGGCCGCACTTGCACCTGGGCTCGAACTTGTAGAGCTGTTCGCTCATTCCTCGCCTCCTGTCTCCGCGCCTGCGTCGTCTCCTGTGTTGCACGCCAAACACAGCGCGGGCTTGTAGACGGGATCGCCGTCGATGCGCACGAACTCGGAGGGCTCGCCGCACGCGGGGCATTGAGCGTCATTCTTCTCCTTGAGTGCGGCGAGGGCGATCACGCCACAGGAATAGGCATCTGGTTCGCCGGCGATCTCCCGCAGCGCCGCCTCCAACGCCTCTGCCTCGTCGGCCATGTGGTGTCCTTCGATGCGGGGTTCGTGGTCGCGGCGGCGTGGGCCGTAGCCATCTGGAAAGTGCTCGTTTACGAACTTCCGCATCCGCTCCGCTGTGCTACTCATTCGTCCCGCCCCTTTTTCCATTCGTCGTGAGCGGCGAGGGCTGTAGTCGCAATCTCCTCGAACTCTGGCGGACCTTCGGCTAGCCGTTCAGCCACGAGCCTTGTCAGCGCCTCGCCGAGCAACCCGACCACCTTCTCGGCGGCGGCGAGGTCAACACGTAACCCGGTGAGCGTCCCGTCGGTCGCCAGCCCCTTCCACGTCTCGGCCCGCGCCTCTGCCGCTTCCAGGTCGGTCGGGTGCCCGTCCACGTTGTCGGGGCATACCGGTGGGGACGCCTGTACCGCCCCCTGTCGGACGATCTCCTTGGCGTCCTCTACCTGGTGCCCTACCACCTCCAAGGTGTCACACAGCTCGACCAGGGCGACGAGGTGGTTCCGTAGGGTGCAGGGTTCACAGATGTCGTCCACCACCCCATGCGGGCAGGGTCCGGTCGGTCCGATGGGTCCGCTCACGGTTCCTCCGGTGGGTCCATGGGTCGCCCGCAGAACGCGCACTCGTATGCCACGTCAACCCCCTCCACCTGGACGTGAATCCTATCGGGGACAAGCTGCATGGTCAGGTGGGGCGGTCCTCCTGGTGGTGCGTACAGTGCGATGGTGCCGACCACGTTGGCCAGGTTGACCCCGTTCACCCACACCTCGCCCTTCTTCGGTCCACCGAGTACCAGCCTCACGTCGGTCGGGTTGCTCATTACGCCACCTCCCATCGTGCCCATTTGAACCCTGCCGAGCCGCAAACGTCGTGCCGCTGTCCGATAAGCTTTGGATCCAGGGCCTCCCGGGTCTGGCACCTACAGCACTTAATCTCGGTGGCCTCGTTGCCGTGGTACGTCGGGACGGACTCCCCGGTGACCACCCACCAGACCGGGTCGGTGTCCGGTTCGTCCAGGTGGCGAACCTGTACTGCCGCGGGGGTCCCTGCCACGATGGAGTACTCGGCCGAGTTGCAGTCGTCGTCCTCGGCCCACTTCTCCGCGGCCTCTTGTGGGGAGTTGGCGTACACCCGCTCCGCCTCGTCCCAGTCCTCGTGCTGGTCCGTGTCGAACACTAGCCAGATGGGCTTACACCTGTGCCGCTTCGTCCAGGCCCACTCCGAGCAGGTGGGACACCGTTCGTAGTCGCTTGCCATAGGAGTCCGCTCCTAGTTCATGCACATGAGTTGCGGGTACGGTCCCGGGATGCCGATGTCCCCTCCCCAGGTAGGGTTGATCTCCAGGTGGATGTGCCGGCAGGTGCAGCGCCCGCCTTGCTGGTCGGGACAGGCAGACCGGTGTATCTCCACCACGTCCACCACGGTCCCGGGCGGGTACCGCCGCACGACGTCCTGGACGACTACGTTCGCCAGGTGGGGGTTCACGTTACGGATCACCACCGGCGGGAGGAACGGATTGATAGGTCCTCGTCTCATGTCGTCCATGTTACGACCTCCCTCCCTAGTTTAGCTCCAGGTACCGCCGCAAGAACATGGCCTCGGCTGCCGTCGGTCCCATCGTGATGATGGTGTCCTCGGGGTACCGGGTCAGGCGCAGTCGGTCCCGCAGCGCCAGGAGCCAGTCCTGGTTGACCAGGTCGTCGGCCTCCGCCAGCAGTACCCGGTTGTCCCACACCTTCTGCCGTGCCTTGTTGGGCACCTTGTATCCGAACGCCAGCTGGACCTGCTCCTGGATGCGGTCTTCCATGACCCGCCAGCTTTCCCCGAGCCTGGTGTCCCGCTTGATGGGCTTTGCCAGGTCCCCGATGTACGCCTCGGCCGCGTCGTGCAGCAGCATTGCCATACGGTACGGCCGGTCCGCCACCAGGGACGTGAGTACGGAGTGCTGGGCCACGCTGTAGAAGGTGTTCGTGTGCCCATGCCAGCGGCAGGTCATTGCCAGGGCGTGGGCGATGTCCTCGATGGTGATGTCCTCCACCACCGGGTCCATGAGGTAGAACCGCTTGCCGGTGAACGTGGTCATCCACGGTCCTCGGTTGTCGGAGGCGAACCCGTGGACGTCCTCGTCCTCCTTGCAGGTGGTGGAGCACCACTCCCCGTCCAGTGCCAACTCGACCGGGACGTCGGTGCCGCAGGGACAGATGATGTAGTCGCCTTTAGGTGTCGTCATGGTGGAACTCCGTGCTGGTGACGGTGACCCAGAACAGGTCCTCGTCCTGCATCTCCTTCGTGGGGTCGGCGCTGTAGCCACCGGGTATGTGCTGGACCGGACCCACCTGGCGTGAGGGGTCCTCCTTGAGCATCTCGTTCACCTCGTCCTCGATCCCGTCCAGGGTCACAGCCCGGACAATCAGGATCCACTTCGACTTGATGGTGGCCATGTCAGTGCTGGGTGTACGACATCGTGTTGACCTCGAAGGACCGTGCCCACTCCCACCGGTCCAGGACGAACCGCTGATAGTCGTTGGCCGTCAGTTCGACGTCCTGGTCGGTGGACATCTCCAGCAGACCGATCACCGCGTCGTACTCCTCGGTGTGGTCCTCGGGTGTCCGCATGGCCAGGGACAAGCGGATGTCCCCACCCGACCGTGCCCGGTCCAGGTTGTATTCCATCGCCTTGACCACCTGGCGCCGGTACTCCTCGAAGGCTTCCTCGTACAGTTGCCGGTGACCGCTCCTGTTCTTCTTCAGGATGGCCAGGAGGTTCTCCACGTTGGTGTTCGTTGTCAGTCCCATGTCCGTGTCCTTTCAGTTGGCGGTGAGGGTGGCGGTGCTGCTTGGGGCCTCCCAGCCTTCGACACACCACCACCCCATCCACCGAGGGGAGCGAGGGGGACCAGGGCAACACCCCACCCCAGCCCCCGGCCGCCTCCCCCAACTCGGTTCACTCGCTGTCGTCCTCGTCTGGTTCCTCGTCCGGTGCCAGCTCGTCTTCGGGTGACGGCTGCGGGCCCTCGGGGGCGGGGTCGTCCTCCTCGAATTCCACATCCGCCTGATCCCCGGGGTAGTACGGCATCACCCGGATGACCCGCTCCTGGTCGTCGAGCTCCACGACCTGGGTGTCGAACCCGGCCTGCATCTGGGTGGTGGCCTCGTCCCGGGCGAGCGCCATGACTGCGGACTTGGTGTCGTCCGCTATCTGGCTCCCCTTGGGATCGAACAAGGCGAAGGGCCCAACCTTACGGACCACGTACACCAGCATCTCGCCGGCACCACCGTCGTCCTCTTCTACTTCTTCCACCAGTTCCGGTTCGGGTTCTGGTTTCTTCTTAGCCATCGTGTCCGCTCCTTACTTCTGCGGCCCATGCCGCGGTAGGTCCGGGCCAGTGCTCCAACCCGGGTTCGTAATCGACGAACCAGCATGCCTCGCCATCACACTCGTGACACTCTACTACCCCGTCGCCCTTGCACTCCTCGCAGTCCTCCTTGTCGTTGTCCGCTCGCCCGGCCCACCCGCACTCATCACAGTCGAAGACACCACGGCCTCCGCAGGTGGGGCACATGATCTGGATCTCCCACTCCTCACCGTCCAGTACGGTCTCGAGGAACTCCGCCCGGGCTTCTTCAGCGTTCAACCGGAGCTCGTCCAGGTACTCGGACGGGTGAGTGACCTTGCCGTGGACCAGGGAGTACCCGGGCCACTCGAACGCCACCGCTGCCATCAGCTGGGGTGGTACCTGCCGGCGTGACTGGACCTCGATCGCCGAGGGCATCCACGGCGACATGACCGTGGGACCAGACACCTTCACCTCCCACAGCTTACGTCCGGGACGTGCCTGCACCAGCTTGATCGGATTACCCACGCCAATGTTCCCTCGCCTGCCACGCCCGGAAGTCCCGGTCGAGGCGGTCTGGATCAAGGCGACCCAGGCAGTGCCCGTTCCAATGCCCTGCCGCGAAGGCGGCGACGGCTATCAGGAACACCCGAAGCCAGAGCTCGGGGTCGCCGCCGAAGTACTTCATGCCCACCCACCCAGCCAAGGCAAAGGCGAGTGTCGCGAACAGCCAGTCGAACAGCATGCGCATACTCATGTGCGTCCTCCCGGTGTTGGGATGTAGGACTCCAGACCCCACCCGACATAGAGGGCCTGGGCGACGTCGTGCGGGTTGGTCTTCTGGTTGGTGGCGTGGTTGCGCAGCACCTCTGCCAAGTGTCCGATGCCGGAGGCCAGGTCCATGTCCACCTCAGCCAGGTACTCGTACTGCATGGGGTCGAGCTCTCGGCGCCTACGGTGGAGGGTGACCTGGAGAATGGGCGGTTCCCGTTTCAGCTTCCAGGAGTTGAACCGTTGCCACCCTTGCGGCGCGGTGTGCATCATGCCCGGTGCCTCGTCCCACTGGGGTGACTCTTCCAGTGCGTCCACCAGGCGGTCGGTGGTGACCGCCATCCACACCCGGTCCTGGTCGGCATTGTACATCCGTCCGAAGTACTCCCAGAGGGGAGTGTCCCGGAGGTAGACCGTCATGCCCGCGGTCTCCAGATTCTTAAGGCAACAGGAGGACAGTGTCGCCGGGGTCGCCTGCGATGCCCGCATGACCAGGACCACCTCGTCCACGGTGTTCGGGTTGAAGTCCAGGAACACCCGGCGTGCGCGGAACCCCGGAGCATCGACAGTGACGGCCGTGCCCTGGGAGCCAGCGTCGTGGGACCGCTGCACCCTCACGTTGCGGACGACACCACCGAACACGTCGGTCACCCGTACCTTGCCAAGGTCCTTCATGCTTGCCACCTGCCTCTCTCGTCTCGTTGGATCTGGGATGCCCACTCCCGCATCTCCGCACGGTGCCGCTCGGGGACACGCAGGTCAGCCCAGGACAACCCCGAGCTCGGTTGGATGGTTGTGATGACGAAGCACTGCATCGGGACAGGTACCGGGCGACGGTTCGGCCAGCGCGCCACTAGCAACGCCTGTACCGCCCCCTCCTGCGAGAACTCCATGGGGTCGTCCCTATGGTACCCACCGGTCAGCACGCCCACTGGCAACTGCCTGGCGCCCACCACCCACCCGACCAGTCCTGGCGGTGGGATGATGACGGGCTCCTGGACCACCCGGAGCGTTGCCCCGTCCTGGTACTGGTGCTTCACGTACTTCATGGCGGCCAGCACCACCACGCCCATGAGCTCGGTGGCAATACGCTTCACCGACCCCCGGCCCAGGTAACGGGCAGGGTCTACGGTTGTGAAGCCGCTGCCCGCCCCTGCCGTGTCAGTTTCATTCGCCTTGTCCATGGACTCGTCTCCTTGCCCTCTACGATGTATCCCTTACGCTCCAACGCAGCAAGGGTCCTGCCATCCACCTTCGTCCCATCGAGGTCGCCCGTCACTGCCCCGAACTCCGGCGCGTTCAGCACCTGGAGCGTCTGGCCCTGTGACATCCCCGTCACCACCACCCGCTGCGTCTCGCTCCTCAATGCGTTCCTCCGTTGCGTCGTGTTCGGTCCAGTCCCAGAGTATAACCGACCCGTCACCATGTCTTGGAAATACTGGGGTCACCAGGTCTTCGTAGTCAATGCCGGTAAGGAGGTCGTCCGGCTCGGCCCCCAGGGAGATGGCGACCCAGGTGAACGTCCCCACGGTGCCCGCGTCCTCGACGTCGTGGAAGAGCCAGACTAAGTCTCCTTCCCGGATTGCTGTCTCTAGGACCTTCTCCCATAGGGCTGCCGCCGCCTCGTGGGGATTCCGCTTGGTGCTGAACTTGTCCTCCCGACCACGGAACGGCACCTTGCGTGGAGGTGGGTTGGCCATGGATCGTCGGCGGATGGACACCAAGGCACGGGACACTCCCATCGCGGAGGCGATGGTGTCGCAGGTCTGCCCAGCCTCGAGCCGGTCGAAGATCATCCTGTTGACCTTGTCGGAGTATGCCATTTAGACCTGACACCTTCCATCGTGACCGCCTACCAACTGGCACGGACCGAGCTGGGTCGCGGCCAGGCACAGTCGTGGTTCGGGGAACAGGTCGAGCTGCCCGTCGTCCGGCTTGGTGGTGTTCCAGACCACGGCGTTGCGTCCGGTCTCCGGGTTCTTCTTGACCACCCCACTGTCGAAGATACGGGGACGCCAGTCGTACTTGCCCTTGCGGTTGGCGAGCTCGGCAAAGCGGGCGGCGACGGTGGACTGCCGCAGTCCGGTCACTGCCTCCAACTCGAACGCGGCCGAGGGCCACCGGTCCACATATTGGTAGACGGCCTCACGCAGGCCGCCCGCGATGGGCAGGATCCGCTCCCACGCTTCACGCTGGGTGTCGAGCACGGGTCACCTCCTCGCGTCATGTACGAGGGCGACCAGCAGGTCTCGGCGAATGGTGACATGCGACTGCGTGGACAGGGGGTCGCCCAGTCGGTGGCGGAGCTCTCGGAGTTGGTCCTTGTCCACGGCACTACCCCGTGGCATCAAGATCCATTGGAAGAATCGTAGGGCAGCCGCACCAATCAGGGCGGATACGATGGCGAGCAACCACTCCTCACCTGTCATTGTCACGGGTCACCTCCTGCGTGCCTGATGGATACAGCAAGGGCACCTGCCGGCCTGGCCAGGTGCCCTTGCTTGTCGGTACTGGTCGGACTAGCTGTCCGACGGGGTGGGCTTGTTCGGGCGACGTACCGACTGGCTCTTGGGGAGCGCGAGGGCCGGGGCTGCGGACGCCGACTTGCCGGCGGGCTTGGCCTTGGTGGCCTTGGTGGCCTTGCGGGGAGCGGCCTTCTTGGCGGCCTTCTTGGTGGCCTTGCCCTTGGTGGCGGGCTTGGGGTCGGCCTTCGGACGCGGTCGCAGCGTCACATTCTTGGCACCGAGGATGCGGTAGATGCGGACACCGGACAGGCCGAACTTCGGGGCCAGGTCCGGGACGTCGGTGCCGCTCTTGTAGGCGGCGACGATCTTCGCATCGCGAGCGGCGAGGACCTCTGCCTTGGTGGGGCCGGCCGGCTTGGCCTTCGGGGTTGCCTTGGTCGCCTTGGTGTTCTTTGCCTTTGCCATGATGTTGCCTCCTGGTAGTACCCGGCTGAACTGTCCGCGCCGGTGTGTGGGTAGGAACTGAGACCATTATCAACGACACGAGATCACAGTCAACCCGAAACGTCATTTACTTTGTCACCCCCGCCAGGGCGAGGAATTCCGCCCGGGCTGCCACGTTGTCCCGCATGACCCCCGCCAGGTACGAGGTCACCATAGAGGCGCCCGGCTTCCGGACACCCCGGCAACCCATGCAGCTATGGTGGGCCGACACCACCACACCCACACCCTGCGGCGACAGGACCTCCATCACGGCGTCTGCTATCTCCTTGGTCATACGCTCCTGGATCTGGAGTCGCCGGGCGAAGCAGTCCACCAGGCGGGCCAACTTGGACAGGCCCACGACCCGCTCGCCGGGCACGTACCCGACCGCAGCGGTGCCGGTGAACGGGAGCATGTGGTGTTCGCAGAGGGACACGAAGTCGATGCCGCGCAGCACGACCATCTCGTCATACCCTTCGGTGTCGAACGTGGTGCCCAGGATCTCGTGGACGTCCTGGCCGTACCCCGTGGTCATCTCCCCCAGGGCTTTCACCACCCTGCGGGGTGTGTCTAGTAGTCCCTCCCGTTCGGGGTCCTCCCGCACCACCCGGCGAAGAAGGACACGCACTGCACCCTCCACGGAGATGTCCAGCTCCGCATGGTCGGACATGCGGGGGTCCGATCCCATGTACCCCGAGCACATCATCGGCTGCGCTGCCGCCTCGTCCATCTCGTCCTGCTGCCGGATGTCGTTCAGTGCCTCCCGGATGGACTCACCGGAGCTCCCGGTGTTGAGACCCCGGTCCGCCAGCTGGTGGTACTCGTCCGGGGTGATGATGTGGTCGAACTCCCCATCCTGGTTGCCGCCCACCTCGCGCGGTGGGTCGTCGTGGTCGTCGTCGCCACGGCTCATCGTACCCTCCATGCCTTGTGCGCCTGGACGGACAGCCGCCAGGTCGGGTTGCACTTGACCAACCAGAGACACGTCTCCATGGAGTCCTGGTCCAGGACCATGCCGTTGAACGCCGGGGAGATCAGTTGGTGCCTGGCGTTACACGCGGGCTTCGGTATGGCCTGACCGGCACCCCGGACATACTTCACCTCGTGTGCCACCAGTTGGCGGACCGCATGCTCCGCGACCTTCGGTGAGACGGTGATCCAGTCCAGCATGTAGTCGTCCAGTTGCCCGGTCCCGATGTGCGGGAGGTCGATGGACCCGTTAGTTTCGATCGCGAGGTTCCAGCCCTTGCGGTGCATGACCTCGCAGTAGGAGATGTCCACCTGGAGCCCGGGTTCACCACCGGTCAGGATCTGCCACGGCCTGTTGCCATCGGACAGCTGCACCCGTTCGTCTTCGCCCTCCGCCTCCAGGCCGTTCCACTCCTCCGAGATACGGATAGCCTCCCGGTGGATCTGGTCCAGGGTCATGACCTTGCCGGACACGAACTCGGTGTCGCAGTCAAAGCCCCCGGGGCTCTTCGGACCCGCCTCCAGTTGGCACTCCATGTTGCACCCGGAGAACCGGATGAACACGTTGGGCGTGCCGGCCCGCACGCCCTCCCCCTGGACGCTGTAGAACATCTCGTTGATCTGGTACGCTGCCTCAGACATCGTCCATCCTTTCTAGCCACTCGCTAACACTGTGGACGGCGTAGCCCGGCCACGTTAGGACACCCACCCAGTCCCCGGCCCAGGTGTTGTATGCCACCATCGCCATCTCGTTCGTGGCCCCCAGGGACCAACCATCGCCCCGGATGAACATGACGTCCGGGGTGATGCCATACTGCTCCCGCGCCCGCTTCGGGCTGACGGCCTGGGCGTGCCTGTCGATTACTACCCGGGACGGCCCATGCAGTCTGATCAAGCGTACCGCTGCGTCCACCGCCATCGTCGTCGATGCCGGCATGTCAGTCGCCCTCCTTCTCGCCCTCGACCAGGAGCTCCGCCACCTTGTCCCCGGCCGCCTTGGCACTCGTCACCACGAACATGCGGGCGACATGAAACAACGACAACTTCTCCAGGACGCCCAGACTGCGGTGCGGTTCGTTGTCCAGTTCGACGACGTACCCACCGTCCTGCCCGCGGCGGATGATGAACGCGTACCGCTGCTGACCCTTGCTCATGCGATGGACGCTGCCGCGTCCTCCATCGGTGTGGACTCCCGGACGGTCTGGGGTTGCGGGTATGCCGTCGCGCCACAGTTCGGTGTCTCCTGGACAGTGACCCGGGAACAGAACACGCCACCGGGGATCAGGTCCGGGACCACCTCGTCCATCAGGTACTGCGCCATGTTCTCGGCGGTGGGGTTGGTGGGGAGGATGAACATCTTCTGTCGGGACAGTTGCTCACGCAGGGCGCGGTGGGCCAAGAGGACCGGCGACTGGTGTGGCGGGCAGGCGAACAACTCGACGAACGGGTCCTCGGCGAACAGCACCAGGCCGTGGTCCCAGTTGGTCAGGAGCCACTCCCCGATGGTGGACACCATGTCCCCGAAGTCCACCACCCGACCCAGGTCGTCCAGGTCCCGGGACCGCAGGGTGACGGTGATGGTGTACCGGTGCCCGTGGAGGTGAGCACACTTGCTCTCGTGTCCATAGACCCGGTGCCCCGCGTCGATGTGGAATGCCCTACTGATCTCGTGCTGCATGTCTGTCTCCCTTCGTCAGGACCAAGGACCACAAGAAGCCGCCTGCGACCTTGGCCAGGAACTGACCCACGATGATCCACGGCATGAACAACCCGAAGGCGACAGTGGGGAACACGACCGAGTCCACCGCTGCACTTCCCAGGTTGCTGCCGTTGATCCGAACGAGTCTTGCCCGGTGGAACAACTTTTCAAAGATAACGGAATCAACCACGGCACTCAACCCGAACGCCAGCATAGACGCGAGGGCGACCCACTCCGCAGCGGGGTTGATGTACTTGGTCAGGACTGACCCCGCCAGGATAAGGAGTGCCATGTTGAGCTTCAGGTCACCCCCGTGCCACCGCTCATGGAGGATGTCCCGGCAGGTCAGGTCGAACCCGATGGCGACGAACCCGATGGCAGGTACCCACCCGGGCCCCAGGTAGTACGCCCCCAGGTTGGCCAGGACTACTGCGACCAGGTACCCGACCACGGCCAGGCCAGCGAAGGGAGGTCGTCGACGGGCGCTTGGTTCGTCGACGATAAAATGTGCGTCGACGATACCGCTGGCGGGAAAACCGTGCTTGGTGATCGAGCGCGGCCGTCGACGGTTCCTAACCATTGGCGTAGGTAGTGGGGTCGGGTGACCCGAGTAGGGCCTCCCGACGCTCGGTGCAGGCACCACACTCCCCGCAGTGGACGTCCCCGCCTTCGTAGCAGGTCCAGGTGTATTCCCAGGGGACGCCCAGCCTGTTGCCACGGTCGGCGATCTCTCCCTTGGTCCATGTCATGTACGGGGCTGCGATCCGGATCGGGTCGTAGTGGCACACCGCGAGGACGTACTTCATCCGCTCAAAGAACTTCGGACGGCAGTCGGGATAAATGGCACGGTCCCCGGCGTGCGCGGCATAGGCGACGTGGGTGTAGTCGTTGGCGATCGCCACGGCTGCGGCCAGGGACAGGAGGATCATGTTCCGGTTCGGAACCACGGTGGCCTTCATGGACTCGTCCTCGTAGTGCCCGTGCGGTACGTCCACCGACCTGTCCGTCAGTGCCGAGCCCGGCAGTAGGTTGGCCAGCATGGACATGTCTAGGACCCGGCGCTGGACGTGGAGGATGTTCTCCGCCAGGTTCGTGGCGCAGGTCAGTTCCATCCGACCGTGCCGCTGCCCGTAGTCCACGCCGAGGGACACGACATGCTCCCGGCCGTAGGTGTTGACGCACTCGTACAGCAGGGTGGTCGAGTCCATCCCACCGCTGTGAAGTACCACGCATCCTCTCTTAGGCATGTCCGACCTCCGTCCCGTTGACCCCGTGCCTGGGGCATTCGTTGTTCCGGCCAAGTGGGCTGCACGTACACCGAACCCCGTCGTGCTTGCCCGCGTCCTCGAACGGCTTGGGCTTGGTTGCTTTCTCCTTGGCGATCTGCTGGGCGCGGTGCGCGTCCATGTCCCGTCGGCGCTGGTCCTTCTCCTCATCGGTCAGGACCTTCACAGGTACCACCACCGCCACCGGCTTGGTCCGACGCCTGGGGGCGGTCGCCGCCCTGGTCCTCTGCGGCTTCCTGGGTGGGACCTTCACCGCCACCTTCGGGGTGGGTCGTGGTCCCTGGGCGATCAGGTCGGCGGCACGCTTGCCCTTCTCGAAGTCGTCCCCTGGCCACACCGCTGCGGCGGGTCCGATGTTCTGCGGTCCCTGCTCGCGCGTGCGGTCCATGCTGGTGGTCTTGAACAGGGACGCCTGATCCTCGTCCTCCTTGCCTTCGTACTCCGAGTCGAGGGCCGCGCACATCCCATCCAGGTACTCCACCCACGGCAGGACTCGGGCGGTGAGGGTGTAGATCCCCGAGTGGAACGGGGGCCAGGTACCGAAGCGGCAGGCGGTGAGCCAGTTCGTGGAGTCGATGGAATGCCAGGGGAAACCTTTCAGGATCACCTCGTCCCCGATGCCGTACCCGTGGACCCGCACGCCCTCGTTGACATGCCCGAACACCGTCTCCAACCACGGCAGGCGTGAGGCCCGGGGTACCCCGACCAGTCCGCCCAGGCCGATGTGCGTCCGTCCTTCCTGGAGCCTGTCCAAGAACTCGATTGGCTCCCCGAAGTGGAAGATGGGCATCGGTGTCAGCCCGTGGTTGTTCTCCAGGTGGAGGAGGTTGTCCAGGGACGCCTGCGCTGCCGCGACCGTATGGGTGTCGTCGATCGGTATGACATCCAGGTTGGCGTACCAGGTGAACATGCCCCCGTGCTCTTTCAGGAACTTGGCGTACACGTCGATGTCGATGGTGATGCCGGAGTTCATGACACTAAACGCCCCACTGTCCAGGGCCAGCTTCGGGTGCATGTCGATCAGGACCTCCACCTCTTTCATCAGCAGGGTCTCGTTGATGATCTCAGCGTAGGTGATAAGGCGGCACCTGCCCTGCAACATGATGGCCGCCATGTCGGTGGGCAACCCGGTGGTGCCGAGCTCCGCCTGTAGAAATTTCAGGGACTCGTCTGCCAGCCGTCCCTTGCTCCCCGAGTGGTACATGATCACGTTAATAACCTCCTCAATCTTGCGGTGACCCAGCTGCCCCGAGTGATACAGGATCATGGTTGTTCCATAATCGTCTGGTTCATGTCCTCGACCCAGGGCGTGTACTTCCGTTCGCCCGCCATGATCTTCCAGGAGATCAGGTCGATGCGCACGCGCCCACCGAACCGGCGGACGACCTCGTATGCCCTCGTTGACATGAGGATCTTGTTCCTGTGCTTGGCATGGCTGCTGCGGTTGGTCAGTTGGATCAACACGACGACGAGTCCGTCCCCGTCCGTGGCGAACCCGATGAGATCCGCGAACCCGAACAGGTCGTGGGAGGGCCGTCGCCGTGACCCGGTGCAGTCGACCTTGCCCACCATGTACCCGAGCTCCTGGTAGTACACCCGGGTGCGGGGACCGTGGTCTGCTGGTCGCCGTTTCGCCATCTCGCATCCTCCCTCGTCGTCGGTACAAGAATTCCTAGAAACCGTAGGGGCTGAACATGGGGACCTCAACCCCCTCCGGCACATTGTCTTTGACCACCACCTCCCAGGCGTCGCACATCACGTCCAGCTCGCGGGCACCTGGGTGGTCCTTGGTGATGCACAATGCCTGCGCGTCGGACAGGGCCTTCCCCGCCAGGCCCAGTTGCTCCCGCTGGTCGGCGGTGACGTCCGGGCGAGCGTAGCATTCCCTGAGCCACATGACCACCCTGCCCAGGTGGACGGCTGCCCGTGGTAGTCCAACCTGCGGGGGTCGGCGGTCCGCTGCCACCTTGGTCTCTGCCTTGCCGATCCGTTCCGCCCGGGCAACCTTCTTCGCCTCGGACCGGACGATGCCCACCAGGTACCGTTCCTCCTTGCCGTGGTGGTCACGGAGGAACACCTCGATGGCGTCGCGGACAACCGAGGGCGGGTACTCCCCAAGCTTGGCCCACAGCTTCTTGACCACAGACTTGGACACCCTGCCGGTGGCCCGGAGGGATCTCATCTGGGTGAAGACGTCCTCCACCACCTGCCACCCGAGGGTGGCCTGTAGCGCCTCGGGCACCAGGGTCCAGACCGTCTCCATCGCCTGCGGTCCGAGTTGGGGGTTCGTGACCGGGGGCTTAATAGCCTTGGCCTCGTGTTCGCTCATCAGTCATCCTCCTTGTTGCGGTCCCACTTCTGCTGACCCTTCGGTGCCCACTCGATCACGGCACCGGGGTTGCGGAACTCGACCTGCTGTTTCGCCTTATGGACTGGTGACTCGCCTCTACCGTACACCACATTCTCCACGGGGAAGGTGGCGGCCCGCGACACCAGGGTCACCGACGCGCTGTGCTTCCCCTCCGCCTGGGCGGCGATCACACCTGCCGCCTTCTTGGCCTCCTGGACCAGGTGGGCAGTCGGCAGGGTCTCTGCCTTGGCCAGGAGGATGTCTATCTGGTCCGTGGTCATCTCGGACATGGGGGCGCGGGCATCGATCATCAACTGGATGGGCAGGTGCCGGATGGCCTCCCGTTGGTCGGGTCGGATCTGGGGTGACTCCTGGAGGGTACGCTCGGCGGCCAGGTAGGCCCGCAGGGTACGGGGAGCGAAGCCCTTGGCCGTGGCGAACATGGACAGGGACCGGTGCCCGAGTAGTTGCCAGGCGTCCCCCATCTGCTCCAGCTGATACATGGCCCGGCCCACCCGCCAGGCCCCCGCCTTGACGATCTCCGAACCCAGGTCCGTCTCGGTGTCCAGGTCGACCACCCCGCGCTCCATACGCTCGCTGATGTTGCCCCACAAGAACGCCACCTTCCACCGCCGGGGCTCGTCCCCGTACAGGACCACCTCACCGTCCCGTTCCGACACCCACTCCTGGGCGAGTAAGGTGCCGGCGATCAGGTCGGTGGTCGGTACCCCGGGGGCTGCAGCCTCGTCCACCATCTTGAGGACGTCCCGCACTGCCGCCTTGGAGGGTGCCTCGACATAGGCGTACTGGAAGTCCGGGAGCTCCACCCGGTACAGCCAGGGGTTCAGCTCCCGGTGGATCCGCTTGTGGCATTCGGTACAGATGTCAGCCAGGCCGTGGGGTCGGTACCCGGTGGCGTGGCACTCGGGGCAGGGGTCGTGGTCACCCGTGACCGGGTTGGTGATCAGGGTCAGCCCCCGACATGCGGGGCAGTCCTTGGGAGTGTCCGACCGCAGCACCAGGTGGTGGCGTTCCGTCCGGCCCCCACCGATGGCACACCGACCACCGCCCTTGCCGAGCCAGTACATCTCGCACTGGGTCGCTCGTACTTTCTCAACCACACGCGCCTCCAGAAAAGGTTGCCGTGCTCGTTGGACCTAGTCCCCCATGACCCTGCGCAAGTGCCAGGGACCTGGTCCGCCGCGAGGCGGATCCAACGAACACGGCGAACAAGTGGAGCCGGAGTGGTGCCGGCAACTGGGATGCGAGGCCCGTTGCCATCCAACCGCGCCACACACTAACGCGGGAGGGAGGGACACCACCCGGCCCCGGTCCTTAGAATGGGATGTCCTCGTCGGTGACACCAGCATTGGCAGGTTGGGCGGACGGCGCCTCGTCGTCCTGGGGATCCTCCTGCTGCTGGTCACCCGGACCCATCTCTTCCAGGACCAACGCTTTGAAATTGTCCCAACCGTTGACAGCCCGCTTCATGACGGACCCGAGCTTGGTGTTGGGGTCGGACTCCATGTATACCCGCATGAGCACCCGGGTCACGGCGTCCGGGTCCAGCCCTTCGGTCTTGGCCTGGAGGTCCAGGGTCATCCGGAGCCGGTCCATAACGCCTTCGGGCATCGGACCCTCGTCCCCAAAGCTGACGGGGTGCATGCCGCGCTCCCCGTGAATGACGTAGGTGGCGACGAGCCCCTGGAACGCACAGAACAGATCCCCTGCGTGGAGGATGTCAATCTCGTCCTCCCCGAACCGGGCGACCAGGGCTTGGATGTGCTCCCCCGCGGCGTCGGCTGCCAGGTCCCACAAGCCAAGCGCCTGCTTCTTCGACCAGGGTGTCCGGTACATGTCCCGGGAGGCGTGGTATTCCGGAGGCGCTGTACCGCCCTCTAACGCCGGAGCACCTGCTGGGGTACCCGGTACACCTCCGCCAGGTGGTACGGCGCCCTGGGCAGGCGGTGGGGTCCCTGGCGGGGTTCCTGGCGGGGTACCTACGGGCGCACCACCACCAGGGGATAGTCCGCCACCAGCGGGAGGTGATCCCTGGGGTGGTGGCGAGCCCTGGGGTGGTACACCCTGGGCCGGGGGCTGCTGCCCGGCACTGGGATCCACGAACACGACCAAGGCCGGCTGCACCGGGGCCCGGTCGGGTGGGTTCGGGTTGTTGACCAGCACCGCCACCCAGTCGTGGCGCTTGCCGGCGATCTGTTTCTCCAGGGTGAAGGTGGCCCCGATGCCCAGGGGTCCGTGCGCCACCTCGAGGGCAGCAATCGCCCTGGTCATTTTCAGGTTGCCGTCCAGGGTCCATTGCCGGTTGTCCTGGGACGTGACATGAAACAGCCACACCGGAGCCTGGTCGACCTTGCTGCCTGCGGTGAAGGTCTTGGATGGGTCGGCCCAGAACCAGGGCGTGTCCCCCCCGTCCTCGTCCAGTGTCAGGACGATCGGCATCCCGTCCCCGAACGCCTTGCGCCGTAGCCATTCACGATTGTCGTCGCTCATCGCATCCTCCCTCTGTTGGTGTGTCCTTGCCTGGTGTTGGACCCCGCGCTAGGTGTGCCAGTGCTGTGCCCGTGTTGGCGAGTAGTTTGCCAGCCCCGATAGGCCATTGCACATTTGACTGGCATTCGCTTAGGAGCTAACCCGGTGGTGTCGTGTGCCGGATACGCTAACAGACTCGCCAAGCTCTCGTCCCGGGACTCTCCTACGACCGGGACCATCCGGTTCGTCCTGGTGTGTCGCGTGCCCGTTGTCCTTCCAGTTGCGTGCAGGTTGGTCGACCCACGCTCGCTGCGGGCATAAAAACAACTCGGGCCGGCTACCCCGAAGAGCGGCCGGCCCGAGCGACGAGTCCGAGTTCCACCAGGCGAAAGGAGGACACGGAACAGGCGTTGTAAAATGTCGTTCCCATGCTGCCTCCCTTCGCCGTTGGTCCTGACTCGTTGGTGCCTACTATACACGACCGCATACCTCGGTCTACCCCGGCTGGTGTAAGGCCGGTTCGATGCGGTGGTACAAAGCCCCGGCGCTCATGGCGTCCTGGAGGACGTGAGCACGTAGGGCGTTCCAGTCCTGGGCCTGGTACCAGAGGATGATCTCCCTGAAGTCCGTGATGGCCGGGGCCTCCACCCCGAACCGCCAGGCCCACTCCTCGAGGGTACCCTTCGGGTGTGGCTCCCAGTTGCCCAGCTCGTACATGGTGTCGCAGCACGGCCAGTCCGAGTACCTGCGGAACTTCCACAGCTTCTTCGGCAACTCGACACCCAGCAGGCAAGCCCGCCAGCGGAGCATAGGTTGGTCGTACCCGTACAGGTTGAACCCGGTCACGACGTCAGCCCCGTCCACCATGTCAAAGATGGACCGAATGAGCTCGGCCTCGTCGTCTCCTGCCACGGCGAACGTCCTGTCCGGGTCGGGGTCCTCCGCGCCCCCGTAGTAGGACGCGCAACCGACCGCCACGATCTTGGAAGCCATGGCCCGGTACTGAACAGCGGACCGCAGTAGGCCGTCCCCCTGGTCGGCGTCGTGGTTGTCGTACAGGGCAATCAGTTCGGGGTACCCGGGGTCACCCTCGTCCAGGGTGGGGGCCACCCGGTTGAGCTCGGACATCAAGTCCCCGGCGTTCTTGAAGGGCTTGGGGTCGATCCCCCAGGAGCTGGCCAGGACGCTCAGCTCCACCCGCTTCATCTTCTTCAGGTACCGGACCAGGTCGAACGGTTCGAACCCGGTGGACTTGTATGCCAGCCAGTCCGGGTCCGGGACCGTCTCGGTGTCGATGGACACCACCCGCATCTTCTCCATCCGGTTCGGGTCGTCTGGTGTCACCATGCCGCTCATTTGCTTGGCTCTCCCTTCCGCCATTGCCCTTTACATCCAGGGACGTTGACGTCGAAGTAGTCGTACCGGGTCCGGCTCTCACGGCCGGTGCCCCGGTGTGTCAGGATGGCGTGGGTCACCCCGCGGCCAACGACCTTCACGACCATGACCCCAGCCTTGCCGGCCTTCCGGTGCCACACCGATCCCAGCTTCACCCGGCGCTTACACGCCTTGAGGAGCCCGGGGTACCGCACCTCCAGCTTCTCCACGGCCGTACGCTCCCTGCGGAGGTCTGACCGTTGGGGCGGGGCCACCTTACGCCGGTCCGCCAGTACCCGGGGCATCTCCTTGACCAGTTGCGCGGTCAGGAGCTTACCGTCCATGTAGACGTTGATCGTCCTGGACTCGGGTCCGAGCTCCAGGCCAAGGGCGATCCGTTCCAGCGCATCTGCGATGCGCTCCTGGACCACCTTGAACATGCTGTCCATATTTACCTCCTACTTGCGGTAGACGGGACAAGCCCCGGGGCACACACTCCCCGGGGCCAGCCCCTGTCCGCCTGGTGGAACTGCGATCATGTCTTATGCGTCACTCCCATCGGCGTGGTGGCGTCGGTGTACCCGGCACGCACCCGGGCCTTGACCATGATGTCCACGATGGCCCGGCCCTCGTCTGGGGTGACGTCGGCGACGACCGTCTCGGTCCGCTTGGTGGTGTGCCCACCCTTGGTCCCGGGTCGGGCGGTGGGGCGGGCGTCCCACTCCATCCAGGTGGTGGCCTGGACGAAGGTGGGCATGACCTCCCAGAGCTCCACTGCCCGGACCTGGTGGCCGGCACCGTAGTAGACCGTCCTGGTGTACGTGATCACGTCCATGACTAGCTGCCCTCCTTCAGGCCCTTACGTGCGGGGTCGTCCCCGTCCAGGTGGGGCCGCAGGTTGACGTCGTCGCCCTTGCGGTACCCGGCAGCCTCGGCCGCGTTCTTCTGGTCCTCGGCTACCCAGTCGGTACGGCCACCCCAGTTGTCCCCGCCGAACGTACCGGCATCGACACCGGCCAGGTCCCGCAGACCGTCCTTGGCCTCACGGTACCGGCGACGGCGACCCTCGTTGCGGCGCTCCTTGGCGTCCCGGCGCTTGGCACGGGCTGCGTCCTGCATCTCCTGTTCGGCAACCTTGTCAGGATGCTCGAGGGGATACTGCCGGTAGTACTCGGCGGGGTCGGAGGCCAGCAGTTCGGCCTTGCGGGCAATGGTGTCCTTCCACTCCTGCTCACGTTCCTGCTGCCGCTTGGTCTTACGACCGTCCCGGCGGTACCCCATGTCATCTTCCATGAAGTCGTTGATCTCATTGCTGTGCGAAACGACCAGGCCGGTGGACTGCTTGGTGGCGTGCCGCTCCCGCTCGTCGTACAGGCGTTCCCGCAGGCGTTCGATGCAACCCTCGGCGAATGCCATCTGCCAGCGGATGCCCGGGACGTCATCACCGGTCAGTTCGAGGTGGACCCGACGTTCGTCCTTGGCGAGGCGTTTGATCTGCTTGATGAACCACTCGTACAGGAGCTCCAGGCTGTCCAGGTTCTCCCGGCGACCGATGAACTGGATCCGGTCGTCGTCGTAGGAGGTCAGGGCGAAGCAGTAGAAGTGCTCGGCGACTGCCTCACCCAGGTGGACCTTCCACTTGATGGTGGGATCCGACATCGGGTTGTTCGACAGTTTGACGGCGGAGCCCTTCTCGACCTTGGGAGCATCCTGTCCTGCCGCTTCCAGGTCGGCCATCTCCAGGTTGTGCTTCTCCAGGAGGCGGGCGAGGTGGGCTGCAGCTGCGGCAGCCTCACCCTCGTTGGGGGAGTCCATCAGGGCCATGACCTTGGCCAACTTCTCAAGCAAGTCTGGACGGCTCATTGTGTGTGTCCTCCGCGGTGTGTGTGGTGTGTGTGATCTCGCATACCGGTAGTGTGCCACCTGGGCCCACGCACCACCAGCCCATATCTCAGAAATAATGTAGGCCCTCACTACCGGGGTCCAGCCCCATGACTACACTCCCTCCGCCTTGGCCCGCAGCGCGCGCTCGATTGCGCCGAACACGTTCGCGCCCCTGGCCTTGGCCGCCTGTTCTTCGTTGTCCCCGTCACCGAGCACCGCGTCCAGGACGAGCTGCTTGGCTGCGAGCGTCTCCTGGAAGTCGACGTCGATGGTGTCCACGGCAACGAAGTGGTGAATGACAACTGAGTCGCTGTCCTGGAACATCCGGTGCACCCGGTCCTCGGCCTGCTGCATCTCGCCCGGGGTCCAGGCGTACTCCACGAAGGCTACGGTGTCGGCCACCCGTTGCAGCCCGTCGATGCCGGTACCACCAGCGCCCAGGGACGCCACGAAGACCCGGACGCTGTCGTCCTGCATAAAGGTATCAATCGCCTGCTTCTTGGCGGTGGCGGTCATGCCACCGCGCAGGGCGACCGCCTGGTCCCCGAACGCTTCCGCGAGTGCGGCCTGGACCCGGACATGGTGGGCGAACATGACCAGCTTACCCTCGCTGACCTCGAGCCAGTCCTTCACCCAGGCGATTACCGCCTTGACCTTGAGCTCCCCCACCAGCCCGCGCAGGGCATTGATCCGAACCAGTGCCTCGGCCTGGCGGGCCTTGTATGCCACCGACAACCGCCGGGCGTTCCGGGCCTGGTCCTTCTCGTCCGGGGTCAGCCCCTCCAAGGTAACGAGAAACTCTTTGTCCTGGAGCTTCCGGTCGGCGTAGTAGGCAATAACGTCGTCCTCGGCCGCCCTGTACTTGGCGGGGTTGGTCATCTCCACCACGGTCCGCACCCTGGTCTTCTCGGGCAGTTCCTCCTGGACCTCTTTTTTCAACCGGCGGATCATACAGGTGCTGCGCAGCTTGTCCCCGAGCTCGGTGAGGTTGCTGGACCCGCCCGTGCTCCACCCGAACCCGTTCTGGTATGCGCCGCAGTAGGTCTGGACAAAGTTGTTCCACCCACCGAACGCCTCGTTGAACACGCCGATGATCTTCAGGGGTTCGACCAGCTCCACCGGGCGGGACTTGATTGGCGTACCGGACAGCAACATGACCGGGGCATCCGGCGCCAGGCGTTTGACGATCTTCTTGATCGACATGGTGCGGTGGGCCTTCGGGTTCTTCACATAGTGGAGCTCGTCCACCACCACGGCTTCCCAGTCCAGGTTGAGGACGGACTCGAGGGCGTTGCTGTTGACCCGCTTCTGTTTGCCGTTCTTGTCCAGGACCTTCTCCCCGTCGTCGCCCTTCAGTGGCACGGTGATGAGGAGGTCGTAGTTGACCACCAGGACATCGGGCTGGGTGAGGAGCCCGTAGTCGCTGCGGGACCGGAGGTAGTCCACCGTGATCCCGGGCAACCACTTGGTCAGTTCTTCCACCCACTGGAGCTTCACCGACGCCGGGCAGATGACCAGGGCGGGATAGGACCTGCGCTTCTGAAGTAGCGCGAGGGCCTGGATGGTTTTGCCTAGTCCCATCTCGTCCCCCAGGATGAACCGGGGTACGGCCAACCCGAAGGCGACACCTGCCCGCTGGAATGGCATGAGCTCCAGGCCCTCGGCGAAGCCCTCCACCACCAGGTCGGCGTCGTCCAGCCTGGACGCCAGGAGCAGGGCGTCCGCCCGTTCCTCAAAGGAGTGGGCGACCGCCAGGGCTTCCTCGGAGATGTCCATACCGGTTGCGGCACAGACCTCCTGGATCTCGGTGGCGGTGGTGGCGGAGATGGGAGCCGTCCACCTGAACGCCTTGGCATCCCACCGGCGACCGGTGACTGCCTTCACTGCGGACTTGCGCTCGTCGAACTGGGGGTCCTCCCGGTCCCACCTCATGATCCAAAGCTGGGGTTCCCCATCCTCGTCCCGTTCGAGCTCGATGTTGAACTCCGGGGGCAGGTCCGCCGGGGTCGGCCCGGCCTCGTTGACCTGGTGCATCAGGTCCACCACCTCGGGGGTCATGTCCCATCCGTTCACCATCGTCAGGAGGATGGTGACGTTGCCGAAGCTGGGCTCCACGGTCCAGGCCTGGGCGTGGGGTCGGTTCCAGGTGCGGCCCTTCATGGACCGGACCTTGTCGACAAAGGTGGGCTCGTAGGGGAAGCGCACCACGAACTGGTCGTCCCTGAGCTGCACGGATCCGAACACCTTCTTGGCGGGGAATGCCGCGCGACGTTCCTCGTTGGTCATGGGCCTCCACGCGACGTCCTGGTCGGACCTGACCGGGCACAGGAGGGTGTCGTAGTCCAACCCGAACCCGGGCAGCTGCGTGTGCTGGTAGGTGGCCAGGATGGCGTAGGCCTCCAGGGCTAGGTCGTGGGTCCACTCGGCCCTGGCGGCCAGCTCCTTCCCCATGCGGGCGTGCTGGACGGTGAACCCCACCCCGTCGTTGCGGTGGGCCCCGTCGCAGACGGCCCGGATGGCCCGGATGGCTTCCATCAACTCTGGGTACTGGCCGGCGGTGGCGGTGGTCATCTCAGGCACCTTCGGTCCGGGCTACGGCCTGCTCGAGGACGGCCACCGGGGAGCACCCAGCGTGATCGGCGAAGGCGTTGCAGGCCTCGTCCAGTGCGTCCGACCCGAACACCATACGGTCGCGGCGTGGGCTGGTGATGACGTAGCAACCATCACTGCGGCGAAAGTGCAGCTCCATCGTGCCGTAGTCGAACAGCAGCATGTCCTCCAAGGGAGGGGCCAGGGGGCCGAGGGGTTCGTCCTCCAGGCCGGCGTTGTCCTCTTCGGTTGCGGCCTGCTCCGCCAGGTGCCGGTCGATGTTGCGGGTGATGACGGCGTACTGCATGTCCCGGACCTGGGTGGCGGTGCGCTCCAGGAGCTCCAGGAATGCCTGGACGTCCGAGGCGTTGACGTTGACCTGCCGGTGCTCGTTGACCACCTGGGCCACGTCGTCGGCCAGCTCGATAAACTCGTTTCGCATCTGCGCGTCTGGTGTGTTGGTGCTCATGTCCTGCTCCTGCGGTGTGTGTGTGATTTCCATATCCCTATTGTGCCACCTGGGCCCACCCGGCACCAGCCCTTATCTCAGAAATAACGTAGGCAAAAGAAATGCCCCCAGGTACCCGATGCCCTGGGTACCTGGGGGCCCGTCCCCGAGGGGGCGGTGGGAACCTACCGGCCCGAGCTGTCCGGTCCGGCCAACCTGCACGCGCGCCGAAGGGCTGCACGCAACCGGTCGTCCTGGACGGACATGCCCTGCTGCCACTCGCACACGATGTGCTCCAGCATGAGGCGCATGTCATCCTCGTCCCGGGGAGCGTTCATGCCCAACTCCTTGGCCACCTGGCGGATGTCAAAGTCGAACGGGCCGATGTCGCCCTCGTACTGGGCGGAGTCGGCGTTGAACCAGAAGGACTGCTGGTGCTCGCCTTTGTAGGCGTGGTAGAAGGTGACGGTGGGCTCGGAGTCCCCAGCTGCACGGACGACATGGAAGACTGCGGGTGCTTGCCAGCGGCTGATGTACGGCATTAGCTTTGCTCCTTGTGGTCAACCTGGTGGCGGGCACGAAGGTCGGGTGCCGCGGGACGGTCTGCATCGGTGTCACTCCGCAACAGGCCCCAACTCCACCGAGACTCAACTAGTGGCTCGGCCTGCCCCATCTCCCGCGAGGTCTGCTCCTTCCCGACCCCCGTGCTCGCAACCAGGTTGGTGTGTGTGATTACCATGTACTGATTGTCATGGATCGGGCACCAGGTCTCAACCAATATCTCGGAAATAACGGAGGTTTCTTCGGGGACGAATAGGCTTGGGTCTCGAGGATCGAGCTGGTATAATAGGGGTGGGCCCGGGTCCAGGCTGCGGTCGGTCGGCGACCGACAAAAAAAGACCCCCGGGAGAGGTGGCCCATCCACCACCACCCGGAGGCTTGCTGCCTGGTGGTCAGGCCTGGTGGCCCGGCCTGGTGATCCATGCCACGGTGTTGGGGTCCACCACCTTGTCCTCGGCGGCAGCCACCACCAGGTGCCGGGCGGCGACGGACAGCTCGGCCGCGGCTTCCCGGAGCTTGGCGACCAGGGGCTCCAGGTCCCCGGCGTTGAAGTTGATGTTGCGGAACTCGTGAAGCTCGGCGGCCAGGGTGTCCACGACCTCCTGCGCCTCCAGGTTGACACTGATCCGATTTGCCATTGTGCTTCTCCGTGTGTGTGTGAACGGGGTGGGGTGGTGCCCCCGGTTGCCCGGGGGCGGTGGACCTAGACGTTGTCGATGAACGTCGAAACTTCTTCGGGTGACATGTCCCACCACCGCTCACGGGCGTCCTGGTACTGGGCCTGCTCGGTGACGCCATCGACGCCCCCTGCGGACCCGAACGCCCGGAGGACGACTGCGAAGGTTTCGGCCAACCACTCCTGCCCGGAGATGGTGGTGACGGTGCGGCGGGGACTGGACTCCCAGGGACCGCGACCATCCAACTGGACCAACCTGTATGCCTTTGCGTTATACATGTGCCGCTCCTGTGTGTGTGTGAACTACCATGTAGACATTGTCCTATCTGGGGCGTCCGGGCTCAAGCACATTCGGACAATAGGTGAAAGTATTTCGAGGGGTTCAAACGTCGTGAGACGGATCCCGGCTCTCTACCCTATTATATAGGCTCGAGCCTGGGTGGCACAAGCACAATCGGACAATAAGAAACACCCCCGGCGAGGACCGTGAAGTCCCTGCCGAGGGTGCCTGCGCGTCGGCCGTTGCCGGCCTGGGTCATGGGCAGTGTACCAGGTCAGCTGAACATGTCCGCGATCGGGTGGGCCTCGAAGAACGCCAGGCGCTTGGCCCCGGCGTCCGCGGGCCGTACCAGCTCGCCGTCCACCTCGGTGAAGGTGCCGCAGTCCAGGACCTGCGCAACGTACCTGCCCAGGACCCCGCGCCGGTACCGCAGGGCCATCGCGGACTCGGCGGCACGTTGCTCGGCCATGGCCTGGGCCTCGGGGGACAGGACCACGGGGGCGTTCGGGTCGACCGGTGCCTTGGCCTCCGGCATGTCCGGGATGAGCGCGCCCTCGGGGATGGTTCTGCGCGGCCACTTGTGATCGCACTCCTCACACTTCCAGGTGGACCGCAGCCCACCACCCCGGTGCCGCACGCCCTGAAACCCACCGTCCGGCGACTTGCACTTGGGACAGGTGATGTCCGGTACCTGGACACCGGGTTCGGTGATTGCCTGGTGGTCTGTCATTTGCTTTGCTCCTGGTAGGGCCATCAGTTGCGGGCCGTGGGGTAGTTGCAGCGGTAGCACGGCCGGCGCGAGCCGACTTTGTAGGTGTAGACCTGGTTGCATTCTGCGACGTGCCCGCAGTCCATCGTGAGCTTTGTCCAGCCACCGTCCGGGTCGACTTTCACCTTGGTGACGGTCCTGTGGATCTCGGTGCGCATTAGCTGAGCTCCTCGATGGTGATGGTGACGACCTGGTGGGTGTTGAACAGTCGGACGGTGAGGGTGTTGCCGCGCCGGTACCTGACGACCCCGTTGCCGTACTGGGTGGTGACCCACGATCCGGCCCCGATCATTTGCCTGCTCCTACGATTGAGGTGACGCGAGCCTGCATTGCTTCCAACGAACGCTCCGACACGTTCCAACCTTCGACCTGTGCCGAGTACCACACTGCCGCGCCGCCCCCCAGATCCTCCGTCCGGCTTACGACCCTGACTGCCCGCCCGTCCCGCCCGTATACCTCGTGTGTGTTTTCCATAAACAGATTGTCATGCCTGGGGGTCCTGGGCACAACCACTATCTCGGAAATACTGTACAAAAAAGGACCCCCAGGATCTGGCCACCCTGGAGGGTGTACATGCCAGACCCTGGGGGTCGGATAACAGGGCGGGGGAGGCCCTCGGTTCAAGTCCCCAGCCTGAGCGGACTATCGACTGGGAACCGGAGGCGCTCCGGACCTACCCCGCCCCAATCACTATGCTTCCTTCCTGGGCTTGACCACCTTCGCCAGGCCCACTCGTTTGCCCGTGGCGACCAGGCCCGGACCTACCACCGCGCCCGTTGCCAAGCCGGTCGCGGCCGCAGCCCCCAGGGCACCACCGTCCAGGAGGGCAGCTGCCACCTGGGCCAGGATGTTGAGCACCACGCTCACCATGTATGCTTGGTTGCCGTCGAGCTTGGCGGTGAACTGCCGCGCGAACACAATCAGGGCAGACACAATTACCGGGACCAGAAGGTCGAACCCACCGAGCTCCATCATTGGATGAACGGGAGTTCGCGGATGGCGTTGTTCAAGGAGATGGTGTCGGCCGCGACCAGTCCGCGCACGGCCGTCATCCCGCCGAAGATCAGCAGGTTCTTCCACCCCTCGTCCAGGTCGACACCCCAGTACTTCTTCGCCAGGCGTTGGACGCCCTTCACCCCGGCGTATACCCCGGCGGTGATGAGTACGTCCTGCTGTACCGTGCTCCCGAAGTTGGTGTCACACTTCAGCCACGGGTTGCGTTCGCACAGGCCGTTGAAGTCTGACTCGGCATACATCTGGATCGCCGACGCCCCCATGAAGGCAAGCTCGGGTGCGGAGTACGTTCCCTGATACAGCATCTTCAGGTAGCCCGTCTCCTCCTCACCCTCCTGGGTAGCAACGAACCGACCCGTCTCCGGGTCACGCTCCTGGACCCACACGAGCTCCAGGCCCAGGTCCTCCGCAATGATGCGGGTGACCGCGTCGTCCATGGCGGCATCGAGGTCGATGGTGGGTGGTGGTGCTGTCGCCTCCTGTTGCATGGGGGCGACAGCCACCGCCACTAGCAAGCCGATAGTCGCAAGCGTCATCACTACCTCCCCAGGGTGAGGACCATGCCAACCGGAGCCCCCGGGCACGGTGACGCACCCGGGTCAGCGAAGCTCATGGTCAACACCAACCTGTCACCCTCAACGGTCCCACCGAATGATGCGCTCGCCGTACATGGGACTCCAACCACTAGCACGGTCGCGACACCCGTCGCGTTGCCGTTCGGATCAACCGTGCCGCTGAGAGTGCCGGTGAACATGCCTGTCACCTCCCAAGTGGAGCCGCCTTGGATGGCGGCGCCGGTCTGGAAGATGATGGCGCTAGACGCGCCCGAGGTGACCACTGCCGGGGCACCGCCCTGGACAGCATCCCACCGGGCGTTGCCCGCCCAAGCCCCGGCAACAATGCTCGGGACGGGCAACGTGGCCCCGGTGATGTTGTTCTGGCAGGCCGACCCCATCGCCACCACGGCGACCAGGATCAGCCCAAGGAGTGTTCTCTTCATGTCGTTCCTCCTACTGCTTGATGGTGACCACATCGGGGGCCACCGGCCCGCTCTTACACCTGCAGAATAACTTCGTTGTCGTTACAGATGGCGACGCAGTCGCCCTGGGTTCCACCGGCGGAGTCGCAACCGTCATGGTCCTCGCAGACGTCGTCGCACCACCCGTCGCAGTCACCACCGCCACCGCGCCGGGACCGGAGTGGCCCGTGCTGGTCCGCCCGGTGGTGGCCGAGGAACTGGGCCCACTCCCCACGGGTGAACACGGCGTACTTACCGCAGCGGTCGAAGGACCCCAGGTGGGTGGACCCGAACCGGCCCACCAGGTCCCGCAGGTCCCGCATGGCCACCACGACATTGACGTCTCCGACGCTGGTGATTCGCTTCCAGCCGTTACACGCCATGACTCATTCCTCCCTGTACTTGCGGTGAAGGTTCGCCAGGAGAATCTCCAGGCGCTTGTCCGACCAGCCCTCCTCGGCAGCTAGTTCCCGGATGACATCCTCGGCGTGAGCCAACTTGGCCGCGCTCACATGCTGGTAGACAGCGCGCGCCGACGCGCACCCGACCACCAGGGCGAGGAGCAGGACCAGGGCGATGGGCCTCCCGCATCGGCGTGGCGGGAGGAGGGGTGGACAGCTCCATTGCCGTCCCCCGTTCTGGGACCAGGATCCCCGGGCGCGGATCTCCGCGAACTCCCTGTCCTGGTTGACCGGTCTCCGTTGCATGATCCATGGCAGCATTCATAGCTCCGGTTGCCACCGGACCCAGCCCACATAGAGCTTCATGCGGGGTGGCCCAACGTCCACCGACCGATGGTCGATGTGGAAGGTGGGGACGTCCAGTGCGGCATAGTAGTTGAGGTGATCGAACGACAAGCCGGGAACGTCTCCACTACGAATGACAAGCCAAGCCTCGTCCTGCCCCATGTCCATCGGGATCCAGTCGGCAGCGTTGCCAGTAAGATGCTGGCTGTTGTCGGTCCCATCCACCGCGCCGTTCAAGACCGGACCCCGGTAGAAGCCCAGGACCCGGATACGCCCCAGCCGTCGGCGGAGGGGTTCGAGCCCGGTCCACAGGAGGCGCGATGCCGCTGCGGCCCTGCGCGGGGTCAGTCGGTAATACGGCGTGACCAGATCCGGGTACCGGTCATTGCCGACCACCTCGCTTTCACGGAAGTTGGGCGACACTCGACGGTTCACCGGTAGCGCTCCCAGGCCGCCCAGCCCAGGGATACGAAGAACCCCAGGACGGCGACCAGGAAGACAGTACCAAGGACGAACAACACCTTCTCACTCATGGAGACCTACCTTCAAGCTTGCACCCATGCAACGAACAAAGCACCGAGGGCGGACAGGCCCGCGATGGCGAACGCGCTTGCCATCCACATCGCCAACCGCCACCGACCTTCCAAGGCACCCAGTCGATCAGGTAGTGCCGCGGCTTCCAGGTGTTGCAGGCGCAGCTCCGCACCCGTGTTCCCCGCGACCACGTCCCTGATGTCCTCGAGTCCTGTAGAGATGGACCTCTCCAAGGACCCGAACCTCCGGTCCAAGGCTTCCCGGTGCGCAGTCGTCTCGCCACGGAACTCGACGAATTCGCTATACACCCGGACAAGGCTTATAGGCTCGTCAGGCACGACCTGGCCTCCTATGTTCATCTCCTCCATCTTTGGTCCCCATGACCACGCTTACTGCGCGCTACGTTACCAGACCGAGTCCGGCTCCGGTCCTTGGTGTGTGGGTGCTCGCTAGCTTGCCGGTGTCACCCTAAAGCTGGATCCCTTGAGTACTGTGGAGCCCGGAGGTGGTACGCCCACCACCGCCAGGATCTGAACGCCCCGGCGGTTGGAGCTCCATGTTGCGGTCGGTGAGATGGTCTGACCGGCTCCCTCTACGAAACTGATACCACTGGCCACGAAGTTGACACTGAGTCCAATACCGATGTCCGTCATGTCCGGGTCCGCAGTCCAGTTGGGCTTGGCGGAGGGGGACGTCCCGTCGACCCCGGAGATGGCGATCCCCAGCAGTGCGGCAGGGATCTCAATCGGACCCACCTGTAGCGACGTGCCAGCTGGGTCACGTTCGGCCCCCACGGACGGAGCCAGGTCCGTCCCGTGGAGCGTACTGAAGAGCACGCCCGAGAACTCCACCATCCACCCGTGCGCCCTTCGGTTGACCTCGCCGTTGTTGAACTGGGTGGTAGTCGACTCTGCGGGCCCGGCGAACTTGCCCCACACGCTGGCTCGGTATGAGAAGGCGCCCAGGAAGGAGTTGAAGGTAGCCAGGCGGGTGTAGCCACTCGGCGCGACCTCGGCGTCTCCCGCAGACTCGTCGTGCCAGGTCAACCCGATGAGCAAGTTGCCCTCGGTGGGGCCGGCACCTAGGATGACATTCCAAGTCGTGGCCAGTCCGTTGGTCGCGTTGGCGTGTTGGACTACGGAGATGCTCATACGAACGTCCCTACCTTCGGCACCAGGGTGCCGTCACCCGTGCACTCGATACTGCCTGTCATCTCCACGTAGCCTCGTGTCGTTTCATCCTCGCCGGCGAAGTCGTCGTACGCCGTCTTGCGCCCGGAGATCAGTAGGCTGTACTCCCCAGTGTCGTCGTCCAATGCCTTGATCTGGAAGATGACGTTACCAGTCGAGGTTCCACCCATGCCATACTTCGCGCCCAGGTCGGCGTCCGGGTCCACGTAGAGCTCGGCCCGGAAGTAGTACGTGACCCCCGATACGATGACTGCCGCGAGGTCGTCCAGGGACGCCACCGCGCCGGACACCACCAGGACATCGTCACCCACGAAGAACAGCTGGTCCACGGGGGCGGGGTCGGTGGCGGCGCCCCAGGCCGGCAACCTGGCACCGTTGCCGTTCCCACTGACGATCAGTACCTGTCCGATCTGCCCAACGCCCAGGCGCGACCACGCGCCCTGCCCACGGTCGTCGTCGGGCAGGTTGCGGTCGGCGTAGACGATGTCGCCCCTGTTAGCGGTGCCGAGCCCCGTGCCACCGAACCCAGACCGCAGGGGCTTCTCGATGGTCAGTGGGACGGGTTCGTCGATGGTGGCCTCACCGAACGTGATCTGCTGGTTGACCCCACCGAACCAGACGAAGGCCTTGGCCGACGTCAAGGACCGGAACGGACCGGCGTTGCTGCCACCTCCGTGGGTGTAGTTGATCGTCTCCAGGTAGGTCACCACGTCAATGTCAGTGGCGTCGAAGACATGCGCCTCGAACGAGTCGGCCGGGAACGTCGGTTGGCTACTGAACACGATGCAGGTCGTGTCGTTGGGCCAGATCAACGAGCGCCCATCCATGACGACGGTGGACAGCGGGATGCTTCCGTCGTCGGTAGAGATGGCGATGTCGGTGTCGTTCGCCGTCATGGTGATGGATGTCCACCCGAGCTGGCTGGCGTTCCTCCGGCGGATCATGAGCAGTGCTGTCCCGGCCGGGTTGATTTCCAGGGATTGGTGCCCACCGACAATCGTCAGGACGGTATCCTCCACCGGTGCCAACGGGGAGGAGATGTCGAACGCGGCAACCTTGGTGCCGCCCATGCCGTACAGGACCGACCCGTCCGGGGAGCCGACCAGGCTGACCATATTGGGCACCGAGGTCGAGAAGACCGTCTCGGTGGGATTGTCCGGGTCGGTGATGTCGTACATGTAGAGCTCCCCATCGGACGCGTCGATGAAGTAGCACACGTCCCCAATCCAGGCCGGCTCGGACATGTTGGAGTTCGTGAGCATAGTCGAGACGACCTGCCCCCTGAAGATGTTGAGTTGGATGTCGTAGACCATGACCACCGAGTCCACCCCCGAAGTGAACAGCAGGGTGAGGAGGGCGTACTTGTCGTCCGGCGAGATTGGGGCGGTGGCCTTCGAGTTGGCACCCACGTTCGGTCGGTCGATGCTGTTGCCGAAGGTGGGTGTGGTCGCCACCCGGTTCTCGATGTCGATGTCGTATATCTCGGCAATGTATTGGCGGTTGACGAAGCACGCGGGTGACCCACCGAACCCAGGGAAGAGCCCACCTCCACACCCGTCGGTGTTGGCAAGTCCACCACCCCGGAACGTGACCAGTTTCTCACCGTCGTGGGTGATGCCGAAGATGCCGGGGAACTCGGTCGGGACGGTCTTGGCGGCTTGGAACCACTCGAAGTCCCCGGGGATGGGATCGTGGATGACCACGCCCGGGGTGGGATCGACCCGGAACAGGCCCGGCTCGTTGGTGAACCGCAGCGGGCCTTTGATGGGGGCCACCTTGCGGTAGTGCTGTTGATACCCACCGTAGGGATCGCCGGTGATGGCGCGGATGGTGTACCAGATTTCTTGCTCGTTACCCACCACCACGACCTCGGCATTGACCGAGTCGATGAGCATGTCCACTTCGTCAATGTCGTGGTTGGGGAAGTCGACCACCACCTCCTGCCCGGCGTGGAACCCGGGCAGCCTGGTCTTGCCTACCACCACGGACCCGATCGCGTCGTACTTGTTCAGCAGTTCTCCGGTCCACTCCTGGGCGATGGCGGAGTTGGTAATCTCCAGGTTCTGCGCCAGGTGTTCCACCCGACCGGACGTCCCGGTGAGGGCAGCACGTGCTGCGATCTCGGTAGCGTTACCCGACACCACCAGGATGGGGAACTCGTCGGTGCCGGCTTCCACCAGCTGCCAGTTGCGGTATGTCTGGCGGTCGGGTCTGACCGTCACCGTCCCGCGCATCATGGTGGACCCGTTCATCCCGAACGGTGCGGCGTCCTGGTCGCGGTCCTTGAAGTTGAGGACCTTGGCTTCGTCGATACGCCAGCCCCGCTTGCTCTTGTCCGCCAGGGTGTCGAACACGTCCCGCGCCAGGACGTTGCCTGCCTCGATGGAGAACGCTGCCCCGGTCTGCACCCCCGCCAGGGAGATGCCCTCGTCGAACATCCAGTTCGTGACAACCCCAGACACGATGAGGCTGAACTCCGTGTCCGTCCACTCCTCGGACACGATGCGCTGGTCCGCCAGAATGTTGAAGTCCGCGATCTGACAGTGGAAGAACAGGACCGCGTTCTGGGCGTTGTCCCCGCGCTCGGTTTCCTCGGGCTCCATAAGCTGCCCGCCGAACCTGGGTGTGCCGTCTTCCAGGAGGACGAACTCCTGACCATCCAGGAACCTGATGCCGGAGGACACCGGGACCACGAAGGTGATGGACCCAGTACCCCGACCGTTGAGCGGATCCTCCCAGGTGGTGGAGGTGGGCTCGTGCCAGTACTCCGTGCGGTCTACCCCGGCGACCGTGACCGTGAGAACCGACATTCTAGAAGCGCCTCAATCCTTTGTTGCCCAGTACCCGGGGCATCTCCTTGACCACCGTCTCTGCCAGCACCTGCCCGTTCGGCATCACTACCTGGACGACCATGTCGCTACCACCCCCACCACCACCACCAGGCGGTCCACCACCGCCCCGGACGGCCCGGGACCGCAGGTCGGGTTGCCCCAGTACAGTCCGGTCCAGGTTGCGCACCATAGCGACGGTCTTGGTTGCACCACCTGTTGCCACAAGGACGCCGATCTTCTTTTCCACTTCCCCACCCGCGGCGGCGAACGTGCTCGTGACCTGTCCCGCCGAGACCTGTGCTGCCTTGGCGATGTCCATCAGGGACTTGCTGGCAGAGAAGGCGGTGTCCGGGAACACGCTGTTGCCGACCAGCTCGTCCTCCATGTCCTCGAAGGCGTCCACGCTGTCGCGCGCTGCGGCAATGGCACTCGCTGCCATGCTACCGAACGAGGACGACGCGCCAGCGGCCATGAGGTCAAGCTTTAGCCCGGTAGTCTCGAACAGGGAGTCCAGGACGAGCTGGATCTGCTCGGCGCTGGTCCCGGCCTCGGCTGCCATTGCATTGAAGGAGATGTCGGACTGGGTCTGGAGGTCCTGGAGCTTTGCCTTGGTGGCGGAGGTGGACTCCTCCCACTTGGTCTGGATGACCTCGGTCGTGTCGGCGACACCTTGGACGATCTTCTTCCCGGTGTCGGTGGTCAGGGTAACGATCTCCTCCTGCGCCGCCTTGGTGTCCTCCACTTGCTTCTTGGTGGACACCTCCACCGCACTGGACACCTGCTCGGCGCTGTTGACCCCGCAGGTTGCTGCGGCCGTCTGGGCTTCACACTGGACACCGGTCGCCGTGGTCACGGACTCGGTCACCGAGGTGGTCAGGTTGGTGAAGGCTTCCTCCACCGAGATGCCCATGTTCGAGGCGTCGGTGATCGCCTGATCCCGGAGCTTGGTCAGGGACAGGCCCGTGATGGACATGGCCGCCTCGACACGGTCGGTCACGACCTTGATGGCTGCCGCTGCCGCTTCCGCCTCCGCCGGGGACTTCTTGGCCGACGCACTCAGGCGGGTCGTTGCCGCTGCCGCTTGGTCGGCGCTCATGCCGACCGCCAGGTACGAGTCTCGGATGGCGATGTTGGATACGGCCCACTGGTCGTTCTTAGTCCCGACCGCTGCCGCCTTGGCCTCCGCCAGGGACGCCGTGTCCAGCATGCCCCGGAAGACGTCGTTCAGGGAGTTGGCAAATGACCGGGCCTCTTTCTCCTCGGCGGACACGCCACCGAAGATGCCCTTGAAGAAGCCGCCGATCTTCTTGCCGATGGCCGTGATGCCCTTGAACAGGGGACCGGCGAACTGGGACAGGATGGGACCGACCACTGGGATGAGGGAGAGGCCCGCTTGGAAGATGCCCTGGATGCTGGACTTGGCCGCACCCATGCCGGAGGACAGACCCTGCGTGAGGCCGGACAGGAAGTTGCCACCTGCACCACCACCCGCCCCCGAGAAGATGGAAGACAAGAACCCACCGCCCTCGCCACCACCACCACCGAACAGACCGGAGAGGGTAGACAGGAATCCACCACCGCTCTCGTTTGCTGCCTCGGCGAAGATCGAACCGGCCTGCTCAGGTACCGTTGACAGACCAAGCGTGAACCCTTGCGTTGCCGCCTGGCCCGACGTGTTGAACATGCCGCCGATGTCGAACCCACCCCCACCGCCGAGGGTCTGCATGATCCCGCTTGCGAACCCACCGGCCCCGGCGGTGCCAGCGTTGGTCATGACAGGCATGATGCCGCCCACGCCGATCGAGACAGCCTGGGTGAAGTCGGTCCCCGACTCCTCGCCCTTCTTTCCGAAGAGCCCGCCCAGGCCACCCAGCCCGCCGGCCATGTTCGCGAAGAAGTTGTCCCCGCCCTGCTTGCCACCGCTGCCGAACATGCTCCCGATGCTGTCGGTCAGGCCGGAGAAGAACCCGCCGACCTTGCCACCCAGTCCACCCAGGACCCCGGTGATGGAGTCGAAGATCCCACCGAACTTGCCGATGAAATCATCGACCGGTCCGAACCCGGTGATCAGTCCATCGAACAGACCCTTGAACCCGAGCGCTGCCCGGTCTGCTGCCGTGGCATTGGCGAGTGCCGTCTTCTCCAGGGTGCGCAGCTGGGTGTTCACCTCCGGGGTCAGGGCACCGAGGTCCTCGTACTCTTGGCGCTGGTCCCGGATGGCCTCCACCATCTGCCGGACAGGGGCACGACCCGACTCCACCAGGGCCGTCAGGTTCTTCATGTCCTTGCCGACGTTGGGGAGGGTGATCCCGAATTGCTTCATGCCCAGGGTGGCACGGTCCAACTCGGGCACCATCCTCGGCAGCACCGCGTCACCGAAGTCAGCAATCGGTGGGGTGTTGTCCTCGAACTCCCCGGCGGTCATGGAGAACTGCCGGCCGAGTTCCGACATCGCGGCCAGGTTGGCGGTCTGGCTAATCTTCAGAGTGTCGTGGGTACGTGCCAGCTCCAGGAGGCGAGCCTGGACGTCGGGGGTCAGTTGACCGATGTCGTTAAGCTCGGTCCACATCTTGTCCAGGAGCTCGGCTGCCTTCTTCGCCGGGACCTGCCCAGACTTCAGCCCGGTCTCCAGGTCGTCCAGGCCAGCCTTCACATCGGTCCGTGTGACCACGCCCAGGCTGGACAGGACCCTCACCAGTTCTTCTTGCTCGACCTTGAGCGCCTCGGCGTTGGCAGCTGCCCTGGCCTCGGCTTCCTTCACATCGTCCAGTTCCTTCCGTAGCGCGGTCGCAGCCCGTGCCCCGGCATTCATCTCCGTACTGACCTCGATCATGCTGGCGCGCAGGGCATCCCCGACCACGGTGCCCGTCTGGAACGTGGTGAGCAGGTCCTGGACGACGGTGTCCATGTCCTTGCCGGCTGCCACCCCCGCGCTGATGGCAGCGGTGACCTCCGGGAACGTGTCCCGCATGTTGTCGGCAATGCCCAGGCCCAGGGTGGCCACGCTGCCGGTGAGGTTGGTAACGCCCGTCTGGAGTTCGGCCAGGGTCTCCTTCGTCCCGGCCATCCAGTTCTCGAACATCCCACCCTCTTTGAACACGAAGGAGGAGACGGCGACTGCCACGAGTCCGACTGCGATGGCGATGGCACCGATCGGGTTCGCCAGGATGACGGCCCACAAGGCGGACAGTGCCGTCCCTGCCGCGCTTGCCGCCGCGGCCATCGTGGTGCCCAGGGAGATGGCCGCGCCCTTGATCGCGACGCCCATCGTCTTGAACGCACCGCCGAGACTGCCGAGGGTGATCTTGGTCTTCAGGAAACTGAGGTCCAGCTTGGTCACGCCCTTGGTGAACTGGCCAGCCGCGTTGCGGCCCTGGACCGTCTTCTGCATGAAGCCGGGCAGGATGGTGGACACCAGTGGTCCCAGGCCCCGACCTGCGGACACCCCGGCAGTACCGATGGCGCCGGTTGCCTTACTGAACAGGCCGACCTTCGCGAGGCCGCCACCCATGACACCCAGCAGGCTGCCGAACATGGTGAGCATGTTGCCGCCCAGGAACATGATCGGGCCCATCGCGATGGCGAGTCCGAGGAACGCGATGGCGGTGGTCTGGATTGGCCCCGGGAGCTTGCCGAACAACTCGACGCCCTTGGACGCAAAGCTCAGGAGGTCCACCGACGCTGCCAGGATGCCTTCGAAGGCAGGCACCAGGGTGTCGCCCAGTTCGATCCCGACCGTGGACAACTTGGTCATGAACTGGTTGAACTTGAATCCCGTGGTCTGCTCCACGATCTTCATGCCCTCGCCCAACACATCCACGTCGGAGGCCACCGCCTTCATGACCTCGTCTACGGACCCGGCGTCCTGGGCCAGGACGTTCATCACACCACGGAAGGCTCGGACGTTGGGCACCACCTGGACGAGCGCTTCGTCGTTACCCTCGAAGGCGCTGTCGAGGTCACGCATGACCTGGACCAGGCCACCCGGTCCCTTCGCCGTCTCCCGCAGGTCCTTCAGGGACAGGCCCACAGAGTCCAGGGCGTCCACCCCCAGCTTTGTGGGCTTCAACAGGGTGGTCATGATGGAGGACAGCGAGGTGGACGCCTCGGCAGCGTCCAGACCCGTCTTGGACATCACGGCCAGCACACCGGCCACATCCTCGAACGCGATCTCCATGGCCGCCGCGGTCGGCAGCAACCTGCCAAGCACCGGGGCCAGGGCGGACGCCTCCAACTTGCCGGCACGTACCGCCAGGGCCAGGACGTTGGTCGCGCGCTCGGCGGACAGCGTTGCCGGTCCATAGGCGTTCATTGCCGAGGTCACGGCGTCCGCCACGACTGCGGTGTCGCCCAGGCCTATGGCCGACGCCTGCGCTGAGAACTTGAGGGCCTCGAGGGCCTCGGCCCCACGCAGGCCGGCAGACGTGATGAAGAACATGGCGTCCGCCAGCGCCTTCGGTGCCTGGGCGGTCTCACCCGCCAGGGACAGGACGTCGGCGCGGAACCCCTGGACGTCCTTGGCGGACAGTCCAACAAGGGTCTGGATCTTGGTGAGGGAGGTCTCGAAGTCCGAGGACAGCTTCAGGGCTGCACCCGACGCCAATGCCAGGGGCAACCCGATGGACCTGGTGATCGAGGAACCGGCCGCCGACATCTTCCCGCCCACGGCCTGGAAGTTGCGTCCCGCCTTCTGGAGATTGGACCCGGCGAGGGAGAGGGTGGAGCTAAATTTGTCGTTCAGCTCAATGGTCCCCCGCAGGGTTCCGATGTCAGTTGCCACGACGGCACCACCTCTCCGGCTTGGTCCTCCTCACGTTCGCCTGGTGGTGGTGCTCGTCCTAAAGGTCAGACAGTTTCATCCTGACGACCCCGTACCCTGCGGCTATCCTTTCCATGTCTAGCTTCATGGACCGCCAGTCCTTCTTCTCCCTGGTCTGGCGACCACCGAACTTGAGGAGAAATTCCTCGACCTTGTATGGAGTGGGCTTGCGCTTCCGGTCCCTGTTCGCGTTCGCGATCATGGCGCATATCTGCGCCGACCGGTAGTCGGCCCTCTCATCTCCGAAGGGCTCCAGTTCGGCGTATGCGTACCACTCGCGGAACTGCCGGATGTTCATACCGTCCAGCATGCCGTCCACGTCCCACGTACCGATCTCCTTGGCCAGTCGGTAGGCGAACCTTCTACTGGGGCTCGCCTCTAGTCGTTTTTTGCCTCGTCCTCACCGGACGGTTCATCGGTGTCCACGTCCGCACCGAACCCGTTGAGCGAAAAGAAGACCTTACGAATGCGCTTGTATGGGGCCAGGGACTTGTCCAGCAACTTGGCGAAGTCGCCGTCTCCCGGGAACAGCAGGTTGCCCTCTCCGTCGATGGCGGTCTTGATCACCGCCCGGACAATTGCCGACCGTTCGTTGTTCGGGTTCTCCATCGCCTTCGCAAAGTCGATCGCCTCCTTGGCGGTCATGATGCGCAGGCGCAGGTTGGAGGGATCGTCTCCCTCCACGTAGCCCGGGGACCACTCCGGGATGGGGATGTCCTCCCACACCAGGTCGTCTGCTTCCCATACGTTCTCAGCCGTCAGCAGCTTGGTCATTCTTGGAGCACCTCCATGCTCAACCAGGTTGGGTGCGGACGGGGACCGCTAGACCCCGCCCGCGTGGTACCGCTATGCGTCGATGATGGTCATCAATCCGGTGGGGCGGATGGTGATGTCGGCGACCAGGCCATCGTCCACGGGGGCCGACGGACCGACGTTGGACACGAACCCGGAGAACAACCAGAGGCTGCCGTCCGGATAGGTGATCCGCCATCTGTCCTTGTCCCCGTTCTCCCAGGACTCGATCAGGCCGGACACCTGTCCGTGCGTGGGGCTGTTCGGGACGAACCCGATGGCGAACGTCATCTCGCCCTTGCGCCGGATGCCAACCACGAAATTCTCTTCGAGCTCATTGTGGTTGGTGGTTTCGATAGGGTTACGTGACAGCGGCGGGGGTGTGATGTCCCGCAGCTCCGCGACGGTGGTGAATACACCAGGCGTCGCGACCGGCTCCCTGGCGATCAATGTTCCTTGAGCGGAAATAGCATCGGACATCAGCTGTGCTCCTTATCCCGTGACTGTTTGATTACGGATACCCGCGAGTGCGAGGTATGCCGCGAACGCCATCGTCCGGGCCGCACGGTAGGTCCCAGCGTGTACAGCTATCTGGGCCGACGGCCTGGGGTATGCTGGCGTTGCGATACTGTTCTGTGTCCGCTCAGGACTGGTACCACCGGTCGCCACGACGGTGAGGAACGGCCCATCACCATCATCCGGGAGGTCCTTGCTGCTACTGGCGAAGATGTCCGTGTTGAACACCCCCACCGATGCGGCCACCAGTAACCCGACAATCTCTTCCTCGAGCGTGTCTGAGTACCGCTTGACCACGTTGATATTGAACGCCGAGATTGCACGGCCGTTGGCGTCGAGCCCCAAGTCCTGCGGGTCCTGCACCACCTCAATCTGCCTGTACCAAGCCGTCACAATCGCACCCTGTCTAGATCGAGCGTACGCGCCATCCTCTTTGCCATCCCCGGCACCGCCTGGTTGAGGGGACGCTCCAAGTACTTCGCCTCACCGACCCTATGTTGGAAGTCTAGCCGTTCGTGCTGAATGATAGCGTATGGGGCACTGACTCCACCATACACCAGGCGAACGAGAATAATCCGTCCGACCCGTTCCACCTTCGTGACATGACCCGAAGACCGCAGCGCGCCAAGCTTAACCGGGGTGAAGGACTGCTTCGATCTGGTCATAACGAGCTCGGCCTCTACCCTGATGGCGAGCTCCATCTTGTCGGGGTAGGTGCGCGACAGTTTCCGGATCTTCCGGAGCATTGCCTCCTCACCCCGTAGCTTAGCTTTTGCCATCCCCCACCTGCATGACCCGCGCAGTGGTTGTTTGGTCTAGCACGCTACCGAACAGCGTCCCGATGTTCTCCCAGTCATACCGGTCCTGGCTAGCGAGCTCGATACCCTTGGCACCCATGTCCTTGCAGAGGTCGTGGTCCCGGTACACCAGGTCCAGAGCCTTGATGAATTTCCTCTCGTCTGCGATGCCACCGATGACGTTGATCCGGTTCGGGGTTGCTGCCGTGGTCGGGCACGCCACCTTGATGGCAGCGTCCCCGCATATCTCACCCAGCGCCGACCAGTCGGGAACGATCTGCGGGATGCCCGAGGCCATGCCCTCGAGGGTGGTCAACCCGAAGCCTTCGCCCTGGGTCGTGGTGACCTGGACGTTGAAGGCGTTGTAAGTCCAAGACAATGCCTCCTGCGAGATACCCGAACCGATAGCCGGTGCGGCCGCAATGACGTACCGGGCAATGCCCAGGTAGTGAGCCATCTGGGATACGTCCAAGGCGTCGTCCCCGGTGGGGGCAACATGGAGGAACAGGTAGGCGTCCGTGATGTCGTTCTCGTGGACCCAGGCGGCGAAGTACTTCATGGTCAGGTCGAACCGCTTGCGTGGCTGGTTGCGGTTGACGTTGCCCACGATGAACGCCTGGTTCAGATCCGTGGGCAACCCGATGCGTGTCCGGGCCTCCAGCTGGGGTCGGGGCCTGTACACCTCGCGGTCCACACCCAGGGGGACGACGGTGCCCTTGCCACGGTACCCACCGTTCGCCGCCTCGGTCAGGGCGAACTCCGTCCAGAAGACCGCGCACGCCAACCCGTTGAGCTCGTTGCCCCGGCAGTTCTTCCCGTCCACCGCGATGTACCCCACGGCCGGGATGTTGCCCACCCGCTCGAGGTACCCCGGGATGTTCCAGGGGTCGTTGAGTAGGACCACCACGTCCGGCTTCAACTCGGTGATCAACCTGGCGCACCTGCGCTTGCCGTGGGGGTCGTCCCGCTTGAACCCCTCGGCTGCCGGCCAGACTTTGTACGGCAGCTCATGGGGGTCACCCCAGTAGTTGAGCCCGAGTACGTTGACGTCCCAGGTGTGCCGCAGCACATTCAGGATCTCGTGGGTTGCCCGACTGAACCCCGTCTCCACGACGGCGTCCCCGATCCATAGCAGCTTCTTCATGCTGTTGCCTCCAACACCTGGGCCCAGAATCCGGCCGCCAGCGTCTCCCAGTTGAACCGTTCCCGTGCTTGCTCCATCTCGTCCGCAGTGACCGGGTTCGGTGGTTGTTGAAACAGATCGACCAGTGCCGCAGTGACCTCGTCATGGGTGCCCTCGGGAACGTACTCGGCCAAGTCCTGGTACCAGGCCCGATAGCAGGGGAGGTCGAACATGACCGGGCGGGCACCGCACACCACACCCTCCGCTGCCGGCAACTCGAACCCCTCGATCCGGCGCAGCCCCGACACGAACCGGGAGGCGCTGTACCGCCTGGCCAGTTCCTCGTCCCCGATGCCCAGTAGCTGGTCCACGTTGTCCGGGTACCGACTGTCCTCGGGACCGAGGTGGAACATCCGACCACCCGTCTGGGTGACGGCGTCCAGGCACTCGAGGACACCCTCGGCCTCCGGGACGTACCCACTGGTCAGGATGGTGTACTGGGCCATGGACGGCACCCGGTGGAAGACGTCGCTGTCTACCCCGAGAGGCGCGTGGTACATCCAGCCCCCGGTGGGCGCGTTGACCCCGGCGTCGATCAGGTGGGCGACCAGGTCGTAGTACGACCACACCCCCACGCTGTTCTCCCATAGTGGCAACCAGGACAGCATGTCCGGTGCCCCGGCACTGGCAAGGCAGTACTGCATGACGGCATACCGGTGGCCGTCCGCCCTGACCCGCTCCACCTCCTGGACCAGGTCGGCGTACCCGATGGTATGGAGTACCTCCATGTCCGCCGCCAGGGGCGTGTACACAATGTCCACTTCCGGAGGGGCGTACCGCTCAAGGGCCGCAGCCGTCCGGTGCATTGCACGCGACAGGACACCCGGGGCCTTCACGTATGCTCTCAACATGGTCCGCTCCTACGCTGGGTGATCCACCCGCAGGTGCGGGGCCACTCCGATTCGATACCCACCGGCCCGGGCGGCTTCGCACCAGCCCACCAGGGCGTTGCCGTTCTCGCACCGTACAGTCCGGGCGACCACGCCCGCCATCACCATGCAGCTGCCCACCGAGGACACCTCCACGACGCACTCCTCGTCCACCAGGCCCTTGAGGCTCGAGTGGTAGGGCGGGAACGGGGCGAACCGTTCGCCGTCCGTCCCCCGGAATCCCCAGACGTCATAGAAGGCTTCACCCGCATATACCAGCGGGGCCACCACCGGGAACGTGACAGGATCCCGAACCACCTCGGCCACCAGGTCGTGGACCTGATACGGATCCCATAGCAGGTCGGACTCGACATAGAGGACGTAGTCGGTATCCGGTGCCACGCCATCCAGCGCCGCGTTCAGGACACCGGACAGCTTCTCTAGTCGTTCCCCCTCCTCGGTGGACCCCCAGTCCCGGCACCCGTGGCTGTAGTCCACGATCGTCGTGGGTACCCCAAAGTGCTTCTGCAGGACCAGCAGTTCCTCCCGGGTTCGGTCCTCGTTGTCCCCGGTGCAAGCGACCACCCCCAGCTCGACCTGACTGTTGAACGCCACGCGCAGGGCGTGGACCTGCTGGTAGTACTTGGGAACCCGTCCCGACATGTTGCGGAACGCCGACACCACCTGGATCTTCATTGCGCCTCCCATAACTCCACCGGTTGCACCACGGACACCCGGGGGTCGCACCATAGTTCGATCCCCTCGGCGGCCCATTGTCCGCATAGCTCCACCACCGCCTCGGTGGTGATGGTTCGGTCCCGCAGTATAGCAGCAGGGATCACCCACACCGACCCGAAGGACCGCAGACGGAACGGTCCGACCCGGGTGTACTGGGGCGAGTACGGCTTCTCGGGGAGGAACGGGTTGCCGGTCATGTCCCGATAAGCCCAGATGTCATAGAACTGGAACCGCCCGTTCAACTGGATGACAGGCCACCCTGCCATCGGGACACCGTCCCCTGCTGCCAGTAGTTCGTCCGCCACGTTGTCCGGCGACACCAGGTCCGACTCGTGGAGCATGGCGTAGTCCGCCAGCGGATCCAGTTGGTGGAACAGCTGGGAGGCCGAGGCAGACCCACGCGCCCGCCTGGTTGCCGCGTCCTCCCCCACGATGCCGGTGTCCACGTTGACCACCCGGACCAGGACATCGCCCACCATGCGCGCCGCGTGGGCTTCCAGGAGCGCTGCCGTCTGGTCGGTGCAGTCCCCCACACCCCACAGCCAGGACACCCCCTGCTCCGACGTCTTGTGGAGAAGGTGATTCGCCCGCTTGATCAGATGCGAGGTGGCATCGTTGCGCCAGAGGGACAGGATCTGGATCACTGCTGGCGACCCCGCGTCAACGACACCCACCCAGGGTGATCGCCCAGCGCCTCGGTGGTCTCCACGAAGTCCCGCTTGGCGCCCAGGAACTCGTGCCACACCCGCAGTAGGGATCGGTCGCCCTTGACCACCACGTCGTCGAACACCAGGATGCCCCCGACGTCCAGGAGATCGAAACAGTCCTCGAGGTCTTGGCGCGCGCCGGTCAGGGTGTGATCCCCGTCCACGCAGATGAGGTTGAACCGGAGCTTGCCCTTCCCCCGTGCCAGCGTCCGCAAGTACTTGTGGCTGTCCTGCTCGTGAATCGTCACCCGGGTCAGGTCCTTGATGTTGCAGTCCGCCAGGGAGGACAGGACCTGCTCGGGGTTGGCGTTGTCCTCGTTGTCGTAATCCTGGATGAAGACGTCCACCGCATGGGCGGACTTGAGGTTGTCGCCAGCCGCCAGGCATACCACTGCCAGGCTGTGACCCAGGCGGCACCCGACCTCGAGGTACCTGACCTCGTTCTTCATGTGGTGGGCCATGCCCGCCAGGCCCAGGCGGAACCCGAAGGGCTGGTGGTACGCCGGGTTGCGGAACGCCCTGGACGGGATCGCCTTTAGGATGGCGGTCCAGTGTTCCTCGATGGTTGCCTTATCACGTAGCTGCTTAGCCATGTCTTGTGCGCTCCTCATTGGGTGACTGTGTTGCCCGTAGTATCCCGGGCGTTCCTCGGGTGGTACCGCGTGGGCCAGCGGGTCGCCTATCCCATGCCAGTCCAGCATCTCCTCAACCCAGTCTGGTTCGCTCATCTTCTTCAATAACCTTGTCGATCAGTTCGGAGGTGACCAGGTCCACACCGATCTTCCTGGCGGGGATGCCACCCCACACCTCGAAGGATGGGACGTCGCACACAACGATCGCGCCGGCAGCAATGACAGCGTTCTCGCCTACGGTCACACCGGGGAGGACCTGGGCGCCGGCGAACAGGACGGCGTTCCGTTTGATCCGGGTGATGTACCTCGCGACCCGGTTGCCGGGGGCCACCGCGGAACAGCTCCGGCCACGGGCAGGGACGTTGCTGCCGGACATGACCTTGGACCCCGAGGCAAAGCTGGTGCCGTCCTCGAGGATGGTGACGCCACCGCCGATGCCCAGGTGGGCGAAGGAGGCGACGTGGACATGGTGCCCGACCACCATCCCGTCCCCGACCTCCAGTTTGCAGTAGGAGTCAAGCCTGGCGGTGAGACTGATGCGCAGGTTCTCCGGGCGCAATATGATCACCGGGTCGTAGAGGGTGGGACCGTTGGAGAAGTCCTCGGGCAGGCCGGGGTAGTCGTAGTCCGCCAGGAGCTCGGTGACGTGTTCGTCGATCAGTTGCTGGTCCAGGTCGGCGGTGCCGTAGGGTGCCTGGATCCTATTCGTGTCCTCGTCCTCCATGTAGCGCCTCCTCAAGTTGCGTGACCACGTAGTCGACATCCGCTTCGGTCATGCCGCTGTGCGTGGGTAGGTTAATCCCGGCCTGGTACATCCGTTCTGCGACCGGGCAACTGTACCCGAGCTCCCGGTACATCGGGAGGGTGTTCAGAGGGACAAAGAAGGGACGGGACTCGATGCCCGCTGCGGCCAGGTGCCGGGCAACCTCAGCCCTGTCAGGGACCAGTAATGCCAGCATCCAATCCGCTGCCCCTCGGTCCCTGCTTTGGACCGTGACCTGGAGGTCCGCCAGTCGCTCCCCGTACCACGCCATGACCAGCGCGCGGCGGGCCCGATGTTCCCGGTAGGACTCCAGCTGTGCCAGCGCCACCGCCGAGGCGAGCTCCGTCATGCGGTAGTTGAACCCGACCAGGTCGTGCTCGTAGGCCCCGGGTCGGGACTGCCCTTGTCCCCGGTACCTACGAGCCAGGTCGGCGACGTCCAGGCGGTCGGTGGTGACCATCCCACCTTCGCCCCCGGCCAGGAGCTTGGAGGCGTAGAACGAGAACGTCCCCACCTCACCCAGGGCGCCGGCCCGATGGCCGTACACGTCCACACCCCCGTGTGCCTGGGCCGCGTCCTCTACCACCACACACCGAGGCCCTGTAGCGGCTTGTAACGCCCGAACGTCTGCCAGCTGTCCATACAGGTGAACGGCAACGAGATAACGCGCTGGTGCGCCTGCTGTGGCCCCCTGGTCCATCGCCCTGGGAATCTGCCCGGGGTCCATGCACCAGGTCTCCGGGTCAACGTCCACGAACACCGGCGTCGCGCCGCAGTGGACGACGGCATTGGCTGTCGCCACGTAGGTCAGGGCGGGAACCAAAACCGCGTCGCCCGGCCCCACGCCCAGCCCTAGTAGTGCCAGGTGTAGCGCTGCCGATCCACTCGCACAGGTGATGGCGTGGGACACCCCGACCCACTCCGCGAAGTCCTCCTCGAACCGTCGGGTGTACTCCCCCATGGACAGGCGTCGTCGGGTCATGCAGTCCAGGACGTACTCGGTCTCCCGACCCAGGAAGACAGGTTCGGACACGGACAGACGCCGGGCTGTGTCAGGTACAGCTGCGTGAGCCCGCATTAGAAGAACAGCTTTTGATGATGGGGGCCGTTCTCGTCCGGCACCGTCCTCACGTTGATACACTCCGGGGAGGACGGAGTAAAGGTCCCCGCGCTGGGGACCAACGTGAAGCGGTCCTGCGTGGTGAACCCGAAGGCACCGGCCGTGGTGCACTGGACGGTCGACACCTTCTCCTTGCCGTCCGTGCCTCGTACCTGAACGTGTCCACCCACCAGGCGGCATTGAAAGTTTGCGGGCGGGTCGTATGTGCGGGCACCCATCCCATCGGACCCGGTATTTCGTTCGACCCGGAGGACATCGACCATCAGGTCAGCGAGGTCTCCAACGATCGGGGCGGGCATCAGAGTACGAACATGTGACGTGGACGTTCCATAAGTTGAAGGGCTCCTTCTTCGCGGAGTTCCTGGATCAGTCGGGCGTATGCCGAGTCCGCGTTGTCCTCGTAGGTGAGGTGCAGGTCATCGACCTTCTTGGAGGCCAACCCCCGCGCACGTCCCACGATGGCCTGCGCGCAGCAGGCAGCGGCGAACCACTTGTTAGCCTCCTGCGCCAGGATGGCGTCGATGGTTTCGTCCTGCAAGGTGGCGGTCGCCACGGTGGCGTCACCGATCTTGAACCGGACCCAGTCACGGTCAGTGGCGAGGGTCGGATCGAATGAAACGGTCATGGGACTTTTTCCAGGTTCTCGACTCGTAGGCGTGCTTCGTGTTTCCCTGCCAGCGTATCTGACGCGGGGGAATAGGTCCACTCCCAGAGGGCCATATGGATCTCGTGACCGAGGGCGTCGTTCAGGATGGGTGTGTCGAGAACCAGCATGGACCAGGTGACGACCCCGTTCACTACGGCCACCTGGTTGGCGTCCTTGGCGTTCTGCCCGTCCCGGCTGTTGATGATGGCCCCGGTCTCCCGGTCGTACAGGGTGAGGACCAACGTGTCCAGGTCGGCATCAAGAATCGGAACACCTGCCTCGTCCAGTAGCGTGACCTGGTAGGTGGGCGTGGTCGCTTCCTTCATGTTGAAAATCTCGAACGCTGGCATCCTAGATCCCTTCCGAGTTCTTGAGTGTTTCTTCCTCGGTCATGCCGGTGTCCTTGATGTTCTCCATGACGATCTCCAAAACCGCCTGCGCCAGGGCCGAGGAGGTACCGGCCGCCGAAGCAATGCCGGCAAATATACCAGGCGATTCACCGACCGCCAGGGCGACAGCTGCACCCGCGGCGATGGCTACACCCGGAACGGTAACTTCGCCGGCGCCCGTTGCGACACCTGCCCCACTCGAGCTCGCAACCCCGGCGAAGAACGCTGCACCCAGACCCGAGGCAACGGCTGACCCGACCGCTGCGGCGACCGCTACGCTTGTCGAACCACCGTCTGCACCGCACACGGCGGCCCCTGCGGCACCGGCGACGGCGGGGACGATGACGTTACCGGTGGCGGTGGTAGTCGCTGTCCCTGCGGCGTTCGCGACGGCTGCCGCCGTAGACTCTCCAACGCTGCTCGAGGTAGCAGCCCCTGACGCCGAAGCGACTGCCGCGAAGATGGACGCCCCAACCGCCGAAGCCGTCGATGCGCCCGCCGCTTGTGCCTGGGCACCCATCTGTCCGCCCGTGCTGGATGTGCCCGCTGCGGACGCCACAGCCTCGGCAGTGGAAGCTCCCACCCCTGTCGTGACCCCGAACCCAACCGCTGACGCCACCGCGGATGCCTCGGACGCCCCGACGCCTGTCGTAATACCCAGCCCGACCGAGGACGCTACGGCAGCGGCGACGGAACGACCAACTCCGGCGGATGCCGCTGCACCCGCTGCGCTGGCAACCCCGGTGATGATGCCTGTGCCGACCCCGAGGACAGTCGCGGCGCCCGCCGCTGCGGCGACCCCGTCAGTAGTACTCGCCTCTTTGTCGGCGTCAGACCTGAGGCGCCCGTCGTTGTCCGGTGAGGTTTCGCCCTTGTCCTGGTCGGACCTGAGGAAGCCATCGTTCGATGCCATGCCCGACCTCCTTCGTTAAACCCCCGTCAGTACATCGTCGGTGGCGTCCATGACGTGCGGCGTGTCCTCTTTGATCATATAGATGAAGTGCTCGGCCCCACCCGCGAGGTCGGCGATTGTATAAGCGCCGGTGCTCGGGTCGCTCGTTGTCTTGCCTCTGAAGATGTAGTCATGCGGTGGACCACCACCCTCGACCTTCTCGAACACCGCGACGAAGACCGAGCCCAACGTGACGCCGTCCTTGTCCTTGGTCACGCCGATGATGTCGACCGCCGCCACAATGGTTACCGTGCCGGCGAAAGTGCCGTAGCTATTCGACGTGCCGGTCTCGACAATACGGAACTCGTACTCGTCGCCCGGGTCGCCGTCCACGAAACTGACCGCCCACTGGTGGTCAAGAACGATCCCGACAGGGATGTCCACCAGGTCGATGGCGTTGGCGCCTGAACGCTCCACGCCTTCATCGCTGCCGTCCACACCCATCCCGCTACAGTTCTGGGACCCGCCACGCTCGCTGTCGACAACCGCATTGTCGTTGATCAGGTCGGTACCTGTCGTCCACTTCACCTCGCCGGTCGCAGTGAGATTGGCGAACGTGCCAGCGTCGGTGACGTTGCGCCATTGCAGCTCGAAGTCGCCGTCGATGGCGCCCATATCGTTGCAGTCAAAGGACGCCGAGACGATAATTGGTCTGCTCTGTACCCAGCCGGTTACGTCGGCATCGGTGGCGGCTATCCAGTCACGTGCACCCTGCCCAGCGCCGTCTCGCGCGTACCTCGCACCGTTGAAGCAGCCACCGTTACTAATGAAGTCAGCCACTACTGCACCTCCATGATCTTTGCGCCGTCAAGGTCAACGATCGGAACGGTGCGCACCACCTTGCACAGAAAGAGCGTCGTGCCAACCTGTGCCCCGGCGCTGTAGTCTCGTCGGTCCTGCACGTATTGACGGAACCGGATCAGCGCCTCATCTTGCGTCGCGGCCAGGCCGAGATGATCGAACTGGCGTGCGCGTAACAACCACGGTCGGCAGCCCGGTTGCCCATCGCAGTCAACCGCCTGCACCGACCACTGGACGATCATCCAGCCGACGTCGTTGGGGTCGGAGGCAAGACAGGCGAGCGCGTCGTCCTCGACGTCGGGCGCTGCTCCCAGTTCGGCCGGGTGTAGATCGCGGCGCCGGCGCGCCTCGGCCCAGTCGCGCGAGGACAGCGCCGCACGGTAGGCGAGACGTTCCGGTGACAGCGCCATCAGTCCTCTGCGGCGTCCTCTGCGACGATCAGTTCCCGTGCCGCTGCCTTCCGGGCGAGGATCTCGTCGGTGTCGTAGACGCTCACACCCTCG